TGCTTCATCCAACCATGCCCCCTTTGCAGTAGCCGCCTCTAGCCCACCCTCACTGTCAGCAGAGCGTAGAATAATCCTAGCCCACATCGGGTCTTTTGAGGTCTTGGCCCAGAACTTGCCATCTGGCTTTGCATCTTCTCGAATTTCTACAACTCTGGTTCCGCCCCAATACTTACCAATGTTACAAATGTCACAAAACACCTTGAGCAGCGCAGGGAGAGCTTTCAAGGTATACAAGTCATAAGTAGGGCAAATAGCAATATAGTCGCCGTTGCCCCGTCCCTCAATCTCACGTTTCAACCACCAGGGAGCCCACTGCGTTTTCCCAGACTGAGTGCCGCTTATCATCGCTACCCACCGTTGCTCAGCGTCCCAAGCCCACTGTTGACCCTGGTGGAACTTGACCGGTGTGACTTCATCTGGCCCAACCAAGTGCTCAGTCGGCCACTTCGTCTTTGTTTGTGTCGTCCTCTGTTTTGCCACCTTCCGCAGATTGTCCATTCCCAAAGATAACAATCCCGGCGGACTTAAGAACGTCGGTGGCATATTCATGTCCAAGTTGTTCATACACATCCTGTGGGGTAATAGCCCCTGCCTGTAGCATCTCTACTACTTCCTGTCGCCAGTCATACACGTCTACCCGCTGCCGCCGCCCGAATTCATCCGGGTGCATCCGTTCCAATAACCAAGCTGCAGCCGTCCATTCTGGATGAAGTCGTTTCGTTGTAATTGTTTCTTCCACCACCTTGCCGCCCTTATGTACCGTCTTGGTCTCAGTATATTCCGTCCCACCCTGGGCGGCCTTCTGAATACGCCCGATGAGAACTTGCTTGCGAACTGATTTGGCCTTTTTTACTGCCTCTAAAAATTCGACGAAGGGACGTTCACGCTGGCGTATCTGTCTACGTGATGTTTCTGCTACCCGTTGCGTTTCTAATTCGCCACGCTTCAACCAACCATAAAATGTTGCTTCAGCAATGCCTGCCAATACCGCAGCATCATGGTTACTCAATCCCAACGTAATATTATCGCACACTGCCTTTATTACTTCTGGCGTGCATATCGTCCGCCTACCGGCCATTGTCTCCCATCGTTTCTATTCTAGCAGCCTCAATATCAAATGGCCACTTTGCTTGCTTTGAACAATTGCAGAGCTTACAGATCGGCCTTAAGTTGCACGGCCAATTTGCCCCGCCTTTTGCCAATGGCTTAACATGGTCCATTGCCTCTGCCTCTTCTCCGCAAATATAACATCGATTTCCAAACACTTCTCTTCTCGCTGCTACCTGCTCTGCTGTAGCATATCCAGATACTTCGTGCTCATGGGCACGGCGACGGAACTTCGCCTCCCGGACCTTCTCGGGATTGTCTTTATGCCACTTGCTCAGCACGGCTTTTATTCGCTGTTTATGTTTAGCCCGATAAGCCTTATCGTAGGCAATAAATTTTTCCTTGTATTTGATACGATAAGCCTTATTTCTGGCTGCACATTGCGCCCGATGTTCCTTGCCATATATCTTAACACGAGCCCTGATCTCTTCGCTATGCTTAATATAATAGTCTCTATGTTTGGCCCTTATTGCCTCCCGATTAGCAAGATAGTGTTTTCTTTTGTATGCCGCCCGACAAACCTTGCATTCCGATCGCAGCCCATCTCTACTTGACGGCCTCTTGTTGAACTCACTAACAGGCTTTACCTCGCCACATTTGTTACACTTCTTCATATCCACACTACACCTCCTCCAAGATGTTGTGGGACTGGCGGGACGTGGAGGCGTCCCGCCAGTCAGCAAGGGTAATTAGTCCCTGCCTTCCACATTAGTTCAAATCGCTCAATTTCACGTTTCACTCCAAGTGAATTCTAAGTTAATCTCCACTTCCGTCGTTCTGCCATTCAAGCGATTCGACCGTCACCCGCACGGCATAGCCCGCCTGTCTGATAGCCATGAGTTCAGCGGCCTGCATAATTGCACCCTCGTTCATGTCGAAAGTCACACGTATACCCCCATCCACCAAAGTCGAAATCTTCTGAATGGCCCCGGTAAACATCGTTGGTTCCATCATGCCCCCTATCTCATTCAATCAGAATCGACCGCCCCGCTCCGTACTTGCGCAGGGAATCATCAAGCAGTTTCAAGCCGCGAGGTGTGCCTTTGTTGGCGTTCTGTGCATCCGGTTTCAAGTCCTTGATGCTGTCCATTTATGACTGTCTGCCTCCGTCTGTCTGCATTATAGCATATCGGGTCGCCAAAAGCAAGGTTTGTGAACATAACTTTACCCTATTGTCTATTCCGCCAACCGATCCACGAACAAGGACACGTCCACTCATGAATACAGTCCCCGCAATTCCAGTCGCAGTCGTCGGGAAGGTCCAAGCCCAGCTCGCATGACAGACAAGCCTCTGTGCCCAGGTCGGGACAGGTGTTTGTCAACCCTAAGTCGGAGGCAATGGACTCGTCCATCGCGTCCCGGTGGAGGGGAACGGGGTCGCCATTCCCAAATAGTCCGGTGGTCTTGCTTTTCTTGTACTTGCCATTACGGGTATACGGTTTACGCGTCTTGTACTCAGCCATTTCACCGGGCCTCCGTTTCACGTAGTCAATCCCCCGGGCGATGTAGAGCCTCTTGAGAGTCTGACTGCAGCCGATACCGAGCACCCGTCGGGCGTCCAGGAAAGTCAGATGCTTGACCGCCTCCAGTTCCTCGTTGGTGACGGTATCCAGGTCACGGTTAGGTCGCGTCATAGCACCTCCACCCGCCAGCCCTCCTGCTGCAACAATTCCTGCACTTGCCGGACACAACCGCACGGATCACCAGCAATCATACCACCGGTGAAACGTAGTAATCGCCAGCCCCTCAGCACTGCCAAGTTGTACTTCTTGCAGTCGCGAGTATAACCAGCGCCCCGGACATGCCGACCTTTTGCCCACTCTCCGCCCTCCACTTCCACCAACACCCGTCGGGCAGGCCAAGCGAAATCAGCCCGATACTTGCGCCCTGGACAAAATTGGTACTGCGTCTCTGGCTCTGGCAACCCTTCCACCTGACAGGCCAGGTAGAAGTCCCGCTCATGTACACTATCAAACATCTCCGCTGCGTTAGCTGTCGCTTGGTTCATCGCGGGCCTCCCAACGAGAACAATAATCATCCGGCTGTCTAAATCCACTCCAAAACTGACAATATGGTAACTCCTTGTGGGGGAATATGGCACTTGTTCGCGTGCCGCATTTACGACACGTCTCACACCGCCGCTCTTGACGTGTATCAAGTTCCGCCTGCAATCCCTCTACCCAATTCACGAACGCCTCTGCTCCATCAGGCCAGAAGCTCTCGTCCAGGTCGGGATGTGCTTCTTTGTAGGCAAGCTGTGCCCGGTGGAGACAGTCGGAGAAGAGCTTGTTACTAGCTTCGAGTTCCTCTACTTGTGTCTGCAACGCCTGTTTCTCTGCAATTAGTTCCATGTTGCGACGATATTTCATCTCTCGCAACCTCTGTTGTTCATCCCGCTCCCGCTTCATACGGATAGCCCAGTAGCGGGCCTCCTTAAGTTGCTTATACGTATCATCATAGCACCGCTCCCAACTGTCCACTAGCCGTTCATAGAAGCGATGGCTGGCCCGCCAAGCCTTCGCCGCCTGCTTCCAAGCACGTGCCCACCTACGTTCTGGTTCCAGGTTCATCACTCTTCTCCTAATACCTCGGCAAGATTCCCCGCAAATTCTTCATCAGTAATCAACCTCGCCAGACTGCGTCCAGGCTGCGTCCAGTCTACCAATTGTCCAAGCTCCGCGGCCACTTGTTGCGCTTGCTCCAATGCGCGGTAATGTGCCCCGACCCCCCAGCCCGAACGCTGGTGAGTGATGCCGTATTTGGGGTATTCCCAACGAGGGGAATACCACTCTGTAAGAACCAGACCGGGGGTGGCAGTAGGCTTTACTAATCGAGTCCGTCGCCTATACATGCTATCCACCGCACAACGAACGGGTTGCTTCCAACCGTTACTTGTTCTCATCGCTCTCTCCCTTCGCCTTCTCAATAGCAGCTTTGAGTTGTTTGTGAGTGGCACTTTCCACGTGCACAAACCCATCAAATATGTCAATAAAATTTAGGGCCGCCTCACACGCTGCCAGCAGATCAGGCGAGGCAGCCATAAGCCGAGCATCTGCATTACGCAGAACACCGATCGCGCTACCCTGCTCGTCCTGACAGCCACCGACGACAACGTAATGATCGTAGCCTGCTGTTATCGATGCGCCCTGTTCATAAAATGGGCCATGTCCGGGTTCATATTCTACTGCGCCATCATCACTCTCCCAAGGTCCTGGCGTGTGCTCACTCATCATTCTCTCCCTTCGCCTTGGCAATGGCGGTGAAAACTGTTTGGCCCGCCTCCCACTCATCTCTAGTATCATATTTTTGGAGCACGAACCAAGCGGCCTCACACGCCGCCAGCAATTCATCACGCTGAACCTCGATAGCAGCAAACTCATTCATCCAGCGGAGGTCGTCCTTCGCAGCACCACACTTCACGCACCACTTATAGCCTTTCATCCAACGATGCTGACAGTCTAAGTATTTCTGATATTTACTCATCGTCCTCCCCCCTCTCACACGCCTGCCACTCGTCGCCCTCTGCCTCAATCTCTTCCTCAAGTCGCTCAATAGCACACTCCGGGACAACGTGCCCCGCGGCGATATGCTCCCGCAGGTGGGCGATCATACCAGAGCGAGACATAGCCACAAATGTCCAATTCTCTTCCTCCAGCCGGCACATATCGCACACGAAGCCACCATACGCGTGGCTGTACACATACACATCAGAACCTTCCTCACCAAACCGCACGTAGCTCATTTGATTATCCCATCCCCTCTGGCGACCTCCGCCAGCATCGCATAGAAATTCCCAATACAGTGCTCGAATAGTTCCGGCTTGATGTCGCGGGGATTCGCGTGTCCCCCATGCCGGTAGATAACATCACCCCAGAAGTGGTTGTCTTCCCAACACGCCAACCGGATACGCTCCAGTCGCCGTTTGGTGAAGCCCCGCGGCCAGTAGTCGTGGAATGAGATGCAAAAATCCCAGTAGCGTTGCTTAGACTTCGGATCGATCCAAATAGCCACGTCTTCCTCCTAAATACTCTGTCCTTATTCCCCCCATACCAGCCCCCGCCAATCCGATGGGATAATTCCATCTCGTAATGCCGACGCTATCATCCCCCGATGTCGTTTGTCTACTCGCAACACATGACATCGACGGCACAATGTTCGCAGGTTGCTTAACTCGTTGCCAGCTAACTTACCCGACTTGATGTGGTCAATGTGGCACTCTTCGAGCTTCACAGACTCACCACAGTGAACGCACTTGTGCCTGTCACGTTCCCAGACAATGCGTCTTGTCTCTTGCCATACCTCTTGCGGTTGCCTGCTTTTGGGCATTGATGATTCTCCTTGCCTTGCCCCGCCAAGCCAGACCTCGCCCCGCCTGGCCCAGCCCGGCCGGGCCCAGCCTCACCTCGCCATACCTGGTTGTAACGATAATGGCAGTCTTTCCCTTGCCTCGCCCGGCCAAGCCGCGCCATGCCAGGACTAGCCTCACCCAGCCTAGCCAGGCCTGGCCTTGCCACGCTCCATACCAGGCAGCGTTAGTCGCTGAGGTCTACCCCGACGATCTCATAGCGACCAAATCCGATATTGCGCCCGTCCCCAATGCCTGCCAACCGCCCGGCGTCAATCAGAACAGCTTGCATCTCACCGGTAGAGACGATGGTCTTATCCCATTCGATGCGGAAGAACGCCTGCCAACCCGCCGCTGCCGCGACCCGGTAACGCACGTTGCGCCCTCTGGTGCTGGGATTGACACATGACCTCACGTCAAGATAAACCGGTTGCTCATTATCAGTAGTGAGTTCATCAGGCAATCCCTTGTCGAATCCCGGTATGAACCGGTCAAATAGGATACGGTCATTCACTACCTGCAAGGTCGCCGTGACAAGTTTCTGGATACTGCCTCTGCCTTTCTTGGTATGCTTGCTGCCGTCTCGAATCGAACCGAAGACGTACGTCGGTTCGATGTATAGCTGGCCTTCGTTGGTGAACAAAACAGAATTGCGCCACTCTTGTGGGTCGTTGCCGGCCACTCCCGTCCGTTCGACCTTCTCCAATGAGATAGCGTTCGGTCCAAACCAATGCCACAGGAACGGACGCGTGCCCCGAATGTCTACCCCTGCTGATACGATGTTACCCATGACTAGCCTCCATTTGCTCAAAAACAAAAGCCCTTGTGTTACCGGTGTTTGCCACACTGCTAAGATGCGGTCGCTTCCGGTAATACAAGGGCCTCTGTTGGCAAACAAAAAAGCGACTTCACATCTTAGCGTCTATAGTATAGCACCAATCAGAATATTTGTCAAATCACTCCCCCTCTCCGCGCCGTAGCGCCCTACAGATCATGTCGCTCCAGTTCCATCGGGGCAATATGGTTGATCTCAGGGCGAATATGAAGCGGCCACCACCTATCCGCCACGCCCCATCTCTGTTTAAGCAATCCGAGTATAAACAGGTTCTCTGTAACTGTCATATTGACCTTGCCGCGTGTAATGACATCCCCCAGTTCAATCTCTTTGGCCCGGTGCGGATACCAGATACCGAATATAACATCACAGGTATGTTCCAGGGTAGACGTCCACTCACTATCGTCTATCTGAGGCAGCCACATCTTATCGTTGCTCGTCCGCTTGGCCTGTGTTCCCACTACCACAGTACACCGCATCTCAAAGGCAATATCCTTTAGCGTGGAGGCATTGTACCGCGTTTGTTCCTCTTTGGTACGCCCTTGTTCGGGAGTAATCTCTTGGAGATAATCCAAGAATAAAACGCGAGGCTTGACATCATAATTCTCACGCAGCAATCGCAACCCGTCCCGCACCGCTGTTAATGTCAATGCTGGGCGTGCTTTACCGGCCTGGACGCTGTGACCTATCAAATAGATGGGCATTGTGGCTCGCTTCATACCATCCACCAGATGCAGCCGACGTAATTGCTCGTCACTGATCTTGCCAAGCATTACGTCGCGTGACGAAATCTTCGCTGACTGTGCCAGGTCAAAGCAAATGACTTCTTCAATAGCCTGCTCCCAAGTGACAAACACCACGCACTGATTGTCTTTCGCCAGTCCCTGCTGCTCCCGTTCGCAGATAAATGCCGACTGGTTACGTGCCCAAAATTGCATGAATTGGGACTTGCCATGATTGGTACGTCCCAGTACGGCAATGACGTGGCCCGGCTTGCCGGGGAACATGACCTCGTCTACATCCTTCAACCCAGTGAATACACCCAGATCGGGATGTGGTTGTTGGGCTTGTTCGTGTAACTCTGTGATGATTTCCAACGCGGACTTTACCGCCGCGTTCGGAGTGTACGTGATATCCTGAATGTCGTCCATAGTGTGCTTCATACTCGGATTATTCTCCTTCCGTTGGCGCCGACCCGCCCGTCGGCATGTAGTGAGATTGCTGTCTTCAAAATACTTTTGGGACTGGATACATTGAGCTTGTTCTCAGGAGCCTTCAACGCCTTATATGACTCGCGTATCAAACCCTTCGCCTGCTCTGGATCCCAGTTTGTCATGTCCAATATTTCCCGAAGTGGTCCCCACCATAACTCACCAGCAGCCTTACGTTGCCTTTCAGTCTCACGTTTTGGCAATGGTATATTACTGATCTCCGCGAAGTATTGTTCTAAGTTTCCACGGATCTCGTTCTTACTATTGCCTTTACTTGCTGATATGGCTCTTGGTGGATCTATTACTTCACCAGCAGATATAACACCGAGGTCTGCGTCGCTTTTTGACGCAGAATATGATGGTTCAAATGATGGTTCAAATGATGGTTCAGGTGTATTAGCTATTGCACCTTTTATTACCTCGGATTGCACCTTTTCGTCCGGGATTACACCTTTTACAGTATTAGATGTCAGTGGCGTCACCTTTTCTTTGAATGGAACATAGTAGTCATCGGCGTTGTATTCTGGTAATTGGGGGGCATTTTCTAGCGTCAATTGATGAACAGTAGAGTTGCCACGACCACGTCCGACCCTCATTACTTGCAGGAGTCCATCCTCTATCAGTTCATCCAAGATGCGCTTGATATTTCTCCGTTTGTAGCCAGTCTTCCAAGCAATGCGACCCTGCGAGGGCCATGCTATGCCATCATCATTGGCATGATCGGCGATAGCCAATAATACCAACTTTTTGTTCTGTGGCAGATCCAATTTCCATACCACACTCATTACTTCAACTGACATTGTATCACCTCCATAACAAAAGCGATCCTTAGAACTGCTCCTACAGCTCCTGGCAATCCCTCAAGCGACAAAGGCAGAGCGCAGGAGCAGTTCTAAAAACCGCTTCTGTGTCGCTTGCTTAGGCTTGCCAGGGCCTTGTCACTGATATTCACTTGTACCCCCATTCTATCACACTTCGTCATCATTGTCAAGGTTCACAATATCCCAGACTATCCCGTCCGATTCCCCACCGCCTGTGCTTCTTTGAAATCATAAGGCCACTTCGCTCCCTTAGTAGAATTGCACCGCTTGCATATAGGTCGAAGGTTTGCCGGCCAATTACTACCACCTTTGTCAAGCGGTATCACGTGGTCTGTGGCTTCCGCAGGCGCGCCACAGATGTAACATTTGTTGCCATACACTTCCCACCGTGCAGCAATCTGCTCGGCAGTCGCATTGCCAGGCGCATTGATTTTAATCGCTTTACGTTTTGCCTGACTTGCTCGATGTTTATCTAGGTTTGCAGCGCGGTAGATTTTGCTACGAGCAGCGATTCTCTCCTTGTGTTCGGTATAATAAGCCTTCTGACGTGCTGCTACTTTATCTTTATTCACTGAGCGATAAGCCTTCTGACGTGCTGCTACTTTATCCTTATATTTATATCGATAAATTTTCTTGCGGGCGGCTACACTCTCCAAGTTATTGAGGAGATAATTTTTGTTGTAAATCCTTTTCTCCTCTTTGTGCTCGGCGTAGTAGGCTCTAGTATAAGCAGCCATTTCTTTTCTACGGCTAGATCGGTAAATCCTTGCTCTGGCGATATTCCTTTCTTGATGCTTGGCATAGTAATTTTTATTGTAAGCGGTTATCCGTTCCTGGTGTTTTGCACGAGAAATTTTTTGAATGATTGCAATCTTCTCTTGATTATTAGCATAGCGGAGATTAGCATAAGCTCGCGCACAAGTCTTACACTCACAAGCGAGGCCGCTCGGTTTACTTCTGTTCTTGTAAAATTCGCTTATTGGTTTGATAGTCCCGCATTTGGTGCATTTTTTAGTATCCATGTTAGCTAGTCCTTGTTTCTCCACAACAAAAGCCCACGCACTTACCGGTGTTTGCCGCATTGCTGAAGATGCAGTCGATTCCGGTAAATACATGGGCCTTCGGTGACAAACAAAAATCGACTTCACATCTTCAGCACCTATAGTATAGCAGACATTGGTTTGTTTGTCAAATTCCATATCACATATACATTGCCTGACTTAACAGACGGCGAACGTCCCATTTATCAGCCTGCATGGCTAGTAAACTATCATCTATCTTCGAGACTGGAATTAGGACTTTGCATTTTGTTCTACCGATTTTACTCACGAGCCGTCCCATTGGAGACCAGCCTCCGTTCACCCGCGTATCGCTGCCCGGGTCCAGCACCAGCGTTACCCGCTCAGCCTGGGCGAGGGTGTCGGTAATGCTCTGGGGAGGGTTCAGGCCGGGTAAACCCACGATGCAGGCTGTTGGGTCATCCAACACAACATAGGTAGTCGCGGCTTTGAGTTCTCCCTCAATAGCGATCACGTGTCCGCTCATATCCGTTTCCGGCGCGCACAAAAAAAGTGGAGCGTCCTGCCCCACTACGTTGTACCTATACTTGCCTTTGCTGTCGTCCAGTAGCCGGTGCTTGATGTTCAAGCAGTTGCCTGTTTGATCGAACAACGGAATTGTGGCACTGGCGCAGCCCCACCGGTTAAGGTCATAGTCGAAGCCCAGGTTCCAGATGGTTTGCCACACGTAGGGTATCCCTCGCCCTTCCCACCATTGGCGGCCTCGTTCCCCGCTCATCTCAGCATACTGCTCCCAGAGACGAGTACTGCGCAAATTGTCCAATGCCCGTTGAGCAGATCGCAGTCGGGCCTCTTCGCTTTCCTCTTGCTTCTTGCGCCACTGTTCCAATTCTGCCGGCGTGGGAGGATCGTAGTTGTCGGCCATGTCCGGGAACCACACGAACGAACAACGGCGACACCAGCCGCGTATCTTGCTGTCGGTGAACATCCGGAACCTGTCCGGCCATTCGCCATCAGCGTGGACCTCCCCCCCACACTTCGGACAGGAGCTACAAAATTCCGTACGGGAGGCTTGCCGGACATAGTGTACCTGTCCCTGTAGTCCGGAGAATTCCGGCGGTAGTTCGGCTGTCTTCATGGTATCAGCCTTTCGAGTAGTCCCTTCCAGCGACGCAAGAGACGCACCACGAACGGCCCATGTCGGCCTGACTCGATAGCGATGATGATTCTGTCTAGCTCGCGGTGGATGTCCATGTCTGCCTCCTCATAATACAAAAGAGATAATAGCCTGTGTGTGCTCCCCGCTCCCTTGGCAGATCCGCCGGTAGCCGGAAATGAGCAAAGGAGCACACAGAGAATATTATCTCTCCGCTTCTACCGGAATTGTTTAGCGCTGCCAACGCTTTTGTTATCCTATACTCCCATTCTACCACACAATTCATGGATTGTCAAGGTTCACCATCCCAGCCTATTATGGTCTCTGCTTGTTGATACGCGTTATGGTAATTCAAGCTGATGTCGTTGTCTTCCGCCCAGCGCAGCAAACTGGCTGCTATCCAGGTAGCACGCTCTTCTGGTGAATACTCCTCGTAGGGCATATTGCCCAACGAGACAGCGATTACCGTCTCCCGTTCCCAATTGGCGTACAGGCGATCAGTCATGCTACAGCCAAACCTCCACTTTACACTAGATGGGGCCGGATTCTCACCGGCAGGTAACTCCTAGTTATCGCTTCCACATTATGCGGAGGAGACGACCTCGCCGCAAGTACGTTCACCCGGTAAGGCAATATAATTTGGGTATTTATTCCCCGTACCGCCCATCTCGTTTTCATCCCCTACGGCATTACTGTTTTGTCAGATTGTGTTGGTTGACATCTTCTAATGCTGCCTGAAGTATTCTCCAGGCGTTTGCGATAGGGGCAGGATACTCAGAATCAGGAACACCCAATTCTAAGGAAGCGTTTGTACAAGCGGCAATCAACTTATCAAACATTTCTACTGTGTATCCTGAGTCCACGAATGAAGCTGTTGGGTATTCAGGTCTCTGTCCCCATTTGCACCGGTAGACAGCTACATACTCAACCAATTCTTCCTCATCATACGGTAGCCTGCAATACAATACAGTCATTTTCCCTCCCAATCAGTTAGTTCAATAATTCGACAATTTGTGTCAAGGTTTACCACAACTCTCTTATCCACAGCACCCAGGCCACCGCCGCGGCCAGCACCAGGGCCAGGCACAGGACGCTCACAGCTCGTCCCATCCCACCAGCACCACCAGTACAGTGATGCTCAGCGCATACGTCACCGCCATGCCCACACCGACGCCAAGCAGGAATTGATGGGATAAGAGCAAGTGTATCAGTTCGAACATGGTCGCACATATTCCCGCCCGCGGTCCTGGGCCAGCTCCAGACCCGGCACATGTCCCCGCCTGATGCACTCGGCGATAGTCCCGATGCGGTTCTTGTTCTGCGCCTGCGAGGTATCCCAGTCGAACATGATGTCGAACGCGCCGCGTCCACTGTGCAGGCACTCCATGACAATGTGATCCCACATACCGGAGCAGGTCACCGCGCAACCGTTCTGAGCTTCCTTATCATAGGCCCGCAGGATGACACCGATGAAACGCTGTGATGGTTTGTCAGACTTCTTCATGTCGTTCTCCCTTCTTTCAGGATAACTGCTCAGCTGTTATTACGAGAGCTGTCATCAATGCAGTTGCTGCTAATGCGTCAGTATTCTGCCCAATGATACGATGTGTGGGGCTGCCTCCCGGAGCATAAGCAAAAGAGGCATGAAACTGAACTTTCCCGCCGACCGTTATCCGTTCCAGTGTCCAGCTTACTTCCCTTTGCCGGCAATACAAATTGGCAACTTCAACAGCCTGCTCAATATCATAGAACGGCTCGAAGTCAACTGCCATACCCAAATAGTATTCCATATCAGGATAGCAATTAGGATACCAGACACATGGCTCCATCGTGGTTGTTTCCATGTCATAGTCAGAAATGATTAGACCCAGTACATCAACTAGACCTTGTGTTTGATCATCCATTATCCCCGTCACCACCTTTTCCCCGTCACAATTTCTTCCCCTGGCCTTAGCTCTTCCCCGGCCAGCACCGGCCCGGCCAGGATACCGCCACCGGTGTGCTCGATGCACACCGGTTCGTGTCCGTACCGCTCCCGCCAGTAGGCCCGGATGTCCTCGTCGCTGGCGTAGGCTTTGATGAGTCGATAGCTGCCTATCATTGGTCTGCTCATGGTGTCTCTCCTGCGGTCCGCAACAGTTTCAGCCGTCCACACCGTGCCTTGCCATCGGTGTTGAACGGCACGACCACAGAAGCCAGATCAAGCCATTCAATCAGACATTCCCAGACCTGGACAGTGCCGTTCTGGATTCTCCCGCTGTAATTAGCCTGTATCCATTCCGGTGTGGCAAAGTTGACCCCGCACCCGCAGTCGGTCCCCCGATCTGGATTGACGACTTCCTCCAGATATTCGCCCGGCGCAGTTGTCCAGTGGGACGGGGCAGGCTGATATGTATCTCCAAGGGCTTTGTAGACTATCAGCCCCTCCGGTGTGGTTTTGAATTTCTCTCGAAGCCAAGTTGTGGGATTGAGTAATCCCTTAGTCTCGCTCAGGTCGGCCCCGCGCAGGTTGGCCTCGCGCAGGTCGGCCCCGTACAGGTTGGCCCCGCGCAGGTTGGCCCCGTACAGGTCGGCCCCGTACAGGTTGGCCCCGTACAGGTTGGCCTCGCTCAGGTCGGCCTCGTACAGGTCGGCCCCGCGCAGGTTGGCCCCGTACAGGTCGGCGCGCTGACCGTCTTTTTCCCCATTCAGATGCTTCTCATGTGATTTCAGAATCATCTGTAGCTTTTCTGATTCCATCGTTCTGTCTCCTTTCATCATACCCCCGCCGCCCGTTTCTCAGGTGTCGGCGGGGATGGTGGCTATCCTATGTCGTTCAGCTCCTCCTCTTCCTCGAACAGCGTTCCCACGGCCTCGCTGTTGATCACGCTGTTCACCAAACGATTGGCCTCGTCGCCGCACAACTCCAAGTCCTCGTCGTACATCTCGAAGTCCCCGCTCTTCGGCAAACCCAACCACTTGTTCAAAGCGTGGAATTGAGCCAGCTTCATGTCCGCGGTGCTCTGCCACATGAAGACATCATGGGTGAAGGTGTGTCGGCGATCCGAGTCTCCGCACACCTTGTCGAGACAGGCGGCGATCATCTGCTGCTGGACTTTGTCCGTCGGGGCGTCACCGTCCTGGTCGGCGTATTTGCTGGCGAATACCCGCAGCTTGGCCCGCAGCGTTTCTGGCTCGAAGGGGCGAGTACCGTTGCTCTTCTGCGTTGTTTGATAGGTCGGTTTGTCATCCACCAAAACATGTTCTGCCGGTGGGGTTGGTTCATATGCCGTGCCGGAGTCCAGCCACTGGGCGAACGGCTGCCAGAAGGTGGCGCTAGGCAAATGGGCCGCGGCATCGGTCATCGGTTTACTCCTGGTCTTGGAGACACTGATGCTATGGTTCACGTCCATATCGCAGAACAAGGTGAACTCGTATTCCATGCCCTGCCGCTGGATGGGAGCTAGCCCGATCTTCTGTACTCGTGCCTTACCGTTTTCGTCGGTGACCTGCTCATATTCCATCTTTGAGCGCAAGGTGGCTATCACGTGCATATTGCATCGGAGCATGGTATCCACCAGCGCATTGTGCATCGGCGTGATCTTGCGCCAAGCGGTCCACGAGTTGTAGCCCCGCTGATCTTCGAGGCGACCCTTCTGGTCTAACGCCCCGCCTTCGCCTTCCCAGGCGTGGCTGAGGCTATCGATCACAACGACACTGTAGCCCGCGGCCTCCGCCATCTGGATAGCCTGCTCATACAGAGCCGGGGCGAAGGTATCCAGCTCCAATACGTCGAACTCGAACTCGTCGGCGTACAACCGCGCCGACTGGCGTTCCGTGTCGATCAGGGCGATCTTCCCTCCGTTTGCCAACGTGGTGGCGGCGATCAACGCGGTGTAGGTCTTGCCGGCTCCCGCCGGCCCCGCGATAGCGACGCGGGCTTTGACTTGCTTCCTGACTGCTTTTTGAAATTCCATCGTTCTCTCCTCTCTTTCATTCTCATTATTCTCCCTTCACACAACCCCGCGCCGGCCCAGTCCAAACCCATTTAGAGTAGAAACCGGCGCGGGGTGAAAGGAGCCGGGGGTCACGTTCCCCCGGGCTCCGGCGACTGTTGCCAATCGCCAGAACCCGATGGAACCTACCAGGCTGGCTCCTCGTGGTACATCGTAGCAGCCGCGAAGCGACGGACCGCCAATTCCGCCATTTCGTGACAGTGCTGATCGTACCAGGACATGAACGTTTTGTTGTCCATCTCCTGGATCATCTCAATAATATCGCGCTTGGCCGCGTTCGCTTCGTCGCGGGCCTCCTGCTCGTCTCGTATATCCGCCTCACACTGCGCGTCCCACATGGTACTCTCCTTTCCTCTCGTTTCCCACCATGGGGCGGGTAGACTTGGTACTGTCTCGTAATACATGGATCCTCTCCTCTTCAGTAGTTTATCCTATTCCACAACCGAGACAATTCCTCTGTGTTGCTCGGCACAGCCGTATTGAGATTCGACACAATATTATTGTCTCGCATCCCACGGCGTCGCGCGCCGGTGGTATTCTTGATGACGTACCGCACATTGTGATGTACATCCGAGGCAGTCATGCTTTGATGTACTGCGTCAGACGCGTTAGCGGCGGCCTGCGCGGCAGCCCTGGATGCGAACGGTCCAATGAACAGCAAAGGGCTGTTCTGCCAGTATGAATCTACTTCTATGTACCATTTTGCCTTTGCCATTGTTCTCTCCTCTCGTGTAGGCGGGGCGAGGGCCCCGCCCGTGTGATTAGTCGATCTTCCAAGCGGCTATAACCTCAGCCGCTTGGGTCCAAGTCTGATGCCCCCCGTCATCCAGGGCATCAGCCAGGGCCAGCGCCTCGATGTAGCTCTTGGCCCTGATAATTATCATCTCATTTATTCTTATTCTGAATCTGTAGTGTTCCATTTCATTCTCCTTGTCCTCTCTCCTCTCGTGTCTCTGTTTCCGTCTCTCTATTCTATAATTATTATATCACACTTCTGTACTAATGTCAATAGCTTTTCCTGACACTAACCTGACAATAGTCTGACATTTGTTAATTTGTGGTAACAGCCAATCTCTACCTGGATCACTTCTCCCGGCTGTCCTGCGTTTGCTGGTCATTGTCCCCTGACACGACGGTGTATAGGCCAACGTGCCCCATGCTCTTTAGTTGCTCTACGGTGCACGTCTCCGTCGCTTGCGGTTCACCAATGACAACCTGGTGTACTGTCTCGATGTTCTCTTCGCCCTTGCGCCTATTCGTTATCCATTTCAACATTGCCTTCTCCTCTCGTGATAGTCCTCCCCTCGCCGGGGGCTAGTCAGGCCCCCGGCTCTTCGGAGGAAAGAAATGAAACGGGCTGTGGTCAGCAGCCCGGAAGTGCGGTCGAGCGACACGACTCACTCAACCTCACTCCCCGGCTGCGAAGCCGGCGCTGCGTAACCGCTCCTTCTACACGGCTCTCTTCGGGCCAGGCCCAGGCTGTGCCGTTCGCAGCCTCTTTCCTGTATGCCTCATTCTCAGTTGTATGTCTCCGTTCTCTTGGCGGCCACCTCCTCTCTCAATAGCCTGTTGAGGATCACTTCGGACGCGGGGCGGTGATCAGGATCAGCACCAGCCCGAACAGCAGGGCGATAGCGGCCTCAGTGAGATTCATCGGCCTGCCTGTTCTGCTCTGGATACTCTCTCTCATACAGCAAGCGCAGTCCCTGTTCCACCGCTTTAGTGACAGTGTAGTCCCGCTCATCCACCAGACGGACGAGGTACTCCCGGACGGTGAGGGGTAAATTCTTGACGCTCAGTCTACTATATCTTGGGTGTTTTCGTATCATAATGCCTCCATTCTAAATAAAAGAATCGCAGTCACGCTCTCACGATTTCTTGGAGCGGCCCCCACCAGCGGTCAGCGTCCCTTTGACCTTTTTTCGCTCCCCTCGCCCCTAACTGTACTGGCTGCTGTCCGGCTCGACGAACAAGCACCTATGGCGAGTCCCACGCTTGCGCCCTGTACCCTTCGTGGCGGCAGGCTTATTGAGGGAGTAGTTCCCCCTCCGCCAGAATCAGCGGCATTTGCTGGCCTGCTCTTGAATAGACGCCTCACTCCGGAGGCACAAGCCTATTTTTATTCTCCTCTCCCGAACCCGGGATTGGGGTCTCCCCCATCGTCCCGGTGCTCTGGACGCCCCTTCGGAGGAGCGTAGCGGGCCATCGTCCCCGCTACGCGACCAGGCGTCCACTCAACAGTGGACTCATCGCCGACTATATCAAACCGGCCCTTGCACGTCTGACAGTAGCCAGTTTTCCATTCCGTGTCTAACATTGAGTTAGACACAGTGTGTCCACAGCTCAACTTCTTCCAAACTGACATTTTCATTCTCCTCTCAGTCTGCCTTCGTCAGTGCCGGGCGACTATCCCCGGCAGACGCCCCAGGGTGGGGCGTTTCGGCTATCCGAGATAGTATACCTCCCAGTCCTCCGGGACGTTGTTGTCGAAACTGCGGGCGCAGTCTCCGCAGAACCAGTCACAGTTCTCCGGATCGACACCCCATCTGTCCGGGGTGTCTGCGAAGTCGTAGGGCTTCTCGCCATTGACCATCTTGGCGATCTCGCTCTTATCCAGTTCTGCTCCACATTGATTGCAATTCATTGTCCTTCCCCTTTCATGTGTGGCGGGGCCTACGCCCCGCCGTGTGGTGGCTAGCTCAGTTCCTGGGCTATCATCCGTTCCTGGGCTATCATCCAGTTGTTGATTTCTTCTACTTCTATCTTGCGTTCTTGGCTGGTGAAGGTAATTTCCTCGGTGCCATTCTCCCAGATGTGCTCAATGACCTTCCGGGTGTTGTTGGTGATGCCCAGAGCTTTGAGCTTTTCTGTAGCTACTTGGTACATGGCTTCCATTCTCTCAACATAGCTGTCGCGCACTGTTTGCTCTGCTTGGTATCCGGCCTGTTCTGTGGCCCACTCTTCGCTGGTGTAGTGGTTCCCATAGCGAGTGACATGGCCCCCGTGCTTCTTCTCGTATTCCCTGCGTTGCTGTGTGGTGATGTATCCCTCTATCATCTTCCTTCTCCTCTCGTGTGTTTTCATTCTCAATTCTATAATTATTATACCACATATCTGTATATTTGTCAAGGGTTTTGAGCACGAGTTCTCACTTCCGAACCTTAAAAAGCCTGCACGCGACTCGCACTGTATTAGCCCGTGTGGGCGATTTTCCGTTTTAGGTGTTATGATATGCCCTGTTTTTTCGGTATTTTTCCGTTCTGATGTATATTGACGGTACATAGCGTGTTGTGTAAGTGATTATTGGTATAGTATGATACCCGTATTGTATAGAATTGTGTTAGAATTGGTACAGAATGGCTAGAAATTGGGGCGTAGAGGCGATTGTGGTGGCTGTTTTGGCCTGAATTACCGGTATTTTCGCTCTGTGCGCTCCGGTACAATCTCAATCGGATTCAACCCGAACGTCAAGGCCAACATCCTCAGCGCCGCGGCGTATCCCCGCAGATAGTTGTCGTCACGAGCCACCATCGCGGTCTCCTGTCCAGCTGCGGCGGCGGCCTGCAACGCGTGGTGTATGTCGCTCCGGAACCATACATCAGTACTCATGGTTTCCTCCCTATCTTTAGTGGGTTCTCGATAGGTACTCCCTGTTGTTGCAGTAGATGCTGAACGAGGTGTGCTTGTCCCTGTCGCACCGTGAAAATGAAGCTGTTGTTGACAATCAGACAGCCCCAGTGAGATATGCCGTGCTGCCTCAGCAGGCGTTTGATAGATCGTCCGGTCCGGGCGCGTTCCGGTATGCTGAAGGTATAGCATGGCCCGTTGCAGATGTCTTTGACAAACGCCACTGCCGGCGTTATCCAATCCAGTGTACAACCGATGTCCAGTAGTGTCTTAAACACGCTACTACGCTGTCTCCCCATTAGTCCCCTCCCGTTTGTCTGCGTGACAGTAAATTCGCTGAACGGTGTCAGTCAGTTCAGTTTAGTTCACCGTTTAGCCCTAGCAAATCCAATATCTCCCCCACATCGGTGGTGGTCAGAGTCCCTGATACTCGCGGTCCGGCCCCGACAATGATCCCAATTCTTTGCAACACAGCACACAGTTTGGCATGATAGTCATTATCGCATTTCTGGCCCGAGGGGAGCTGTTTCCCCCGCCAGGTTTTTTGCGTCCAATCACCGGTAGCCACAATAGTACGCACGAAATATCGCAGATCATCTGGTACGCAGCCCCCCACAGTGTGAGACGGTCCGCGGTAGGGCACAATTCGGATATCAGGAATGTCGCCTATTTCACCAGAGCCATCCAAGTCCCGGCCTGTCAGTCGCTCCAATAGAGCTACGCTTTGCTGATAGGTAGCAATGATGAGCAAGGCCCCTACCAGCACCCAGGGCACAGCCGCCACGATGACAAATAGTCGCAACCGCTCCCAGTGTAGCATGTCCACCGCCAAGAGGAACACTGCTCCCCCCAGAATAATGGAGAGGCTGCCACCGGTGGCAAATACTAACACATTCCATACCTCCGCCGCGGCTCCTGGGGTAGGTGTCTCGAAGGTGGTTGCCTGGATAGTGCTATCGTAGTTCTTCATGGTTCTCCCCCTTCTGTTTTCGTATTACTCATGTTTACCTCCGTTCCTTTGCCATTCCGGCTGAGGTATCCCGCTGTTTCCATTTTGCGAACATGCTTGTTCACGGTTGATGCCGCGCAGCCTACCTGAGAAGCGACTTGTCTCATGGTAGCGTACCGATATTCGTGGTAATACGACAAGATAGCATTATCCAGTTCGTTGCCTGTATCTGGTGTTTCCGGTTTGTTCTTCTTGTTCGTCTTTTGTACGATAGGCTGTGCCACCCGTTTCACCGGTGTTCGTAGCTCCGCCAGTTGGCGCAACAGGGCCAGGTTCACCACGCCGATGGCCGCCAGTACCGGGAATAGAAGCGTCACCCAGGCCAGTTCCAGCATTGCCAGTAACGCTAGGGTGGTGACAAAGTACAAAGTGTACATCCCGATCTCTAGCCAGAACTCCGTCCAGGCCCGGCGATATTCCGCCAGGCGGTAAGTGTGGCGGTTGTGGTTCCAGAAGCCCAGGGCCAGATGGGAGCACACTAACCCCAGGCCCTCGATCACAAAGGCTAGCACCACCGCCACCGGTAGTGGTAGATTAAGGTTCCGCATGGCGGACGTGCCTACCAGGTAGGCCGACGGCACGGGAGCCAGCCAACAGATCACGGTGGCAAGGGTGGTGATGGTCATGGCTATCTCCGCTCCGTTTCTGCTTTATATTTTCTTCCCGGTGGTGAACGACCAGATTGTCACCACGATTAGACAAGTGGCATACCCAAACGCAAATCCCTCCCAGAAGCCCATGTTCTCACACTTCCCTCTCTGCAACACAAAAGCCCGCACATTCAGCCCCTCGCCATTCTTGATAGGGAACGGGTCGGTTGAGCTAAATATGCGGGCTCATGTGGCGAGAAAAAAACCGCCCAAGTTCCCTATCACCTCTATTATACACACTATCCAGAAATAAAGCAAACGCCGCCTGTTCAAGCAGGCGGCGTCGTATACTCCTTGTCCGCATGGGACACGAGCTATGAAGAGCGGTAGGGACTTGCCAAACCTCCACGCGTGCGTGGGGCGAACGATCCGCGTGTCCCCCGTGCCTGTAGATCACGTCTCCCCAAAAGTGCGAGTCTTCCCAACAAGCCGGACTTGCACCCGTTAGTCTCTCGTGCTGACTCACTCAGCCGTATACGCGCCTATTACGCTCGCTCCTATTATTTTATGCGCGCTCTTATTATCACTTTACCACAAATCTGTAAATAAGTACCGACGTTTTAGTACGGGAATATCTCGCCCCGTAGGATGCGGCTGTCCGGCTCGAAGTAAATTTTCACCCCGGCAGCGTCTCCTGGTGGCAGGCCCTTACTGTCCTCATAGCTGCCCGGATCATCCTCAGCGTGCGACAGCGTCACATCTCGGAATGAACCAGGCATGGCCGCTAGTTTGGTGGCACGTTTAATGTGCTTGCCTCTGGCGGAAATCATAGTGTGTGGTATCAGGTGCGCCTTGTGTCTGTGTCCAGCCAGGTACAGATCACAGTCGAAATAGGCAAATATTCGCTGCGAATTAAGCACGTCACCACCTTTGAGCCGCCCGCCGCCCCAACCATGCTCGGCATAAATAGTCAAGGTATTAATGTGATGACCGTCGCGATTGATGCGCAGGGTGATAAAGCCCCGATAGCCAAGCCCCAGTTGTCCTTTGTGTCCGCCAGCGTCTTTGATGGCTTCGAGAATGAAGGCATACACGTTGCGCTCATAGTGCTTGAGTACTTGCCCCTCGTGGTTGCCCGACAATATCCCGATGCACTTATCAGCAATGGGAACCAACAGCTTGAGCAAATGCTGACACTGAGCTTTAGCCAGATCGTCTTCTCCGTGCAACCACCGTGCTAAATCTGATTCCTTGTGCCGAGGATCGGAGCGGTTAATGAACTCAGCATAGTCCCCGCCGCCAAGCCAGTAGGTATTTTTGCTTTGGCGAATATCCTCAATGACAGCCTTGAGCTTGTCCTCACGACAGCGAGCGGTCCCGATATGGAGGTCGAAGAGAGGTACTATGGTGATAACATCGGAACGGCTGCTTACCGTGATGCGCCGTTCAATTGTTCTCATTTGGCAAAGGCGACCAGAGCCTGCACCAGAGCCACCAGCCCACCGCCTGCCACGCCGGAGCCTACGAGTTGCGCGATCTTGACGCGGTTATCCTGTGCGACCGCCATCGCCTGCTTAGCACAGGCGATGGCCTCTAAGATGTCCTTCCGGCAATCCTTGATCCCGTTCTCATTCCGGGAAATCTGGACCCGGTAGGGACAATGGTCGATAGTGTGATCGCTGCGTTCCTTGAGCACCGCAACCGCCGTTTTGATCTCGTGGATGTCCTTCTGTATGGCTGCCAATTCGTCTGGCATGATGTTTTCTCCCCGGTGGGACTTGTTACTTTAGTTCGCGAATATGCACTGTCTGGTTAGCGGAGAAGCCAATCCCGCCGGCCATGAAGCCGACTACCAAGGCAGCCCACAACGATTCCTGGTCAAGATTGCCCATCGCTACGGTGGCGAATAGCGGAATTACGAACGATAGGACCAACATCAACAACCGCTTAGCCTTGGGCGATAAATTCTCTTGCCAACCGGGGAACATCTCGGCCAAATATGACAGGGCCACCCCGATGACTGCGTTGATACCACTAACTGTCAATAGATAACTCAAAAACTCTTGTGAACTCATGTGTACCTCCTGACTTTCTGTTTACGTCTCATTATGTTTCCCAATTCCAACGTTGTGTACTCATGTTCCGGCTGTGTATCAGTGAAGGGAACAGCCTCGTCCGACCACAAGTCGGCGCTACAAGCCTCACAGATACCATTGTCGCATTGCAAACAAGCGATCCGATGTCCACAGTAGGGACAGGTTACAGCACTCACCAGTCTAGCTCCTTCACATTATCCCAGTCTCCAATCTGGGCGTAGAGAATCTTCAGCACGAAGCCCTGCACCCGGTAATCGTCCACGTCGAACTCTTGTGTCGTCGGTGCGCCGTAGCCACGCTCACGGGCCACTGCCTGGAACGCGGCGGTGGGATTGTAGTTTACCCCCGTAGGGTATAGGTGATTCCAGGCTTGCTCCCGGATATTGTTTTCATCGACCGGCTGCGGTAGAGGCGGTTCCGGTTCTTCTCCGCTCTTGGTCGCCAGTTGCCATTCCACTAAGAATGAATGGTGAAATAGGGTATTCCCCGGCGGTTCATCGGGATGGGCGGTGTGGATATTGTCCACCCGGTCCGATTCCAATTCATCCACCACGGCCACACTGACTATCTGGCCCTTCCACAGCGGGGCGTTGCCCATTGGTTCATCCGGCCACGGTTTGTCGAGTTTGACTCTGTCACCGCCCGCCTGCCAATCGAGTTGTATCTGTACCTGCCAGGCCGGGCCATCTTCGCCAAAGACATTGAGGTAGACGTTGTGATTCCCATTGTTTTCATTCTGGTCCAGGTGATGCACGCGAGTACACTTCCAATACATCTCCCCAGGTTCTACCGCTGCGGGGACAACGACTACTTCATAAGCCTCGGCATCGTTGTCTACATCTGGCTCTGGTGGTGGAGGCTCCGGGTCAGGAATTGGTTCTGGAGGCTCCAGGTTGCCATCTGCCGAGATGGGCCGCTCAATGAGCCATTTCACCACCGGCATGAAACCGTCCGAATCCACCCAGGGATGTCCGGGATGGAACCATTGACAATCGGGCCAGCCGCCTGTCCCCCCAGCGGCATTGTTGGCCCACAACCACGGACACAGGCAGTAGTACCAGTCTTTGTCACTCATCCATGATAGTTCCTGCTCTATCATTTCAATGAATAGCTTCGGTGTCACCCGCGGATAGCGTCCGTCCCACAGATCGGTATGAACCGGCCCGCCTTCAGTAGTCATTATCGGTACATGCTCGAAACCGGCTTCATCCAATAATTCTCGGAACCGTATCACAGCCAGGAAACACGAATCGTCATCATAGATGGTATTGCCTGGATTCTTGTCTCGTTCTCGCTGGATATTGATGTGCTCCAGCGGCCGGTTATCCCAGGCTTCTGGCCCATACTTATCATACTCCGCCTGTGTCAACGGCTGTCCGGTCTGGTTCACCGCGTCATAGGGATAAGCAATCGGATGATTGCCGGTGTAATTGTGAATGGCACATACGAAATCGGTGATCCCCGCATCGGCCACCCACTGAAACGGGTTCACTGTCACCGTCCCAGCGTCCTCGCCCCGCTCATGGAACGCGCCCGAAGCCAAGGCCGGGGATAGAGGAATCCCGCCCAGAGACAGTATCCGTTGAGCTTGATGAATCCAGGTAGTAAACGACCGCTCAAGCCAATTCTGTGGCAGATACCCACAGCCCCACTCACATTTCAGGTCAGGCTCATTCATTGGCTCGATATAGCGGATCCCGGCCGCGACACAGGCTTGCACTGCGTTGTCGTTGGCATCTATCCAGCCGTGGTCAGCCGGTTTGTAGAAACGATGAATAGGAATCAGACCTCGCTTCAGGCACTCAATACCGAATTGTACCCCACTGTCACCCTGCCCAGGCGAAGCGTCTCCATCAGCGACGTATTTCACCCAGCCCATGCCACAGCGCACCATCCAGTCCAAGTGCCACTGAAAATTGGCGTGAACGGGATAGCTTGAGGCAGTCCAGTGGATACCGCGCTTACTTCCATTACTCGGCTTAGGATATATCATCGTACCTCCTCACTGTTATCTCCGAACCATAGTAATATTGCAGAATCTCTACATATGTCAGCCCCCGATCAGCTAATGCCTTTGTCCCAAACTGACACAACCGGCCTTCCCATGTTCGATTATCATACCCGTTTTCACCATGACACACCGGACAATGTTTCTGCCCACAGCGATTCACGTACCTGGCCACAAAATTCGCTTCAGGGCTGACTATGACCTCGCCTTGAGTCTCCAGCACAGCTCGGTCTGATTTCGGATGTCGCCGGGTGCAGTCGAAGCCCTGATCGCGAGCGTCACCGTAGAGATGGAAATACTCGTTTCGAGGGTGTTCAATTCTCCATATAGCATACGATCGGGCTGCCACCGCCTGGGCCTTCAATGCCTCAAGGGGCCAGTAGTCCACCTCTGGCCAATCGGGATACATTTCCGCCCCGAGGACACATTGCAAATATGGCTCCAGCATCAATTCCAACAGGATGGTAAGTCCTAATTGTTCTATCATATCTGCTCCCTCTCTCTTTGCTGATATCGCCCCTGTTCTAGCGCCTCGATCCGGGCCTCCAGATAGGCAGTGTTCTGGTCAATGATCCGGGCCAATTCTATCATAGCCCCGATGGTCTCCCCGATGACCCTTTTCACCGCGTCCATGTCCTGCCTGTCTGCCCGGCAGTATTCCTCGAAGTCGTGGCGCAACCGTTGTAACTCGTAGTCATCGTTACCGAACCAGCCCGCCAAAGGTAGGGTCAAGAACTCCCGTCGCGTTATCATTTGCCGCCCTTCACCTTCTTCGCACTCCGAATATCACGCAGTCCCTCGGCAAGCAGTTCCCTCAAGGCCTTGACCGCTTCTTTCAGTTTTCGAGGGTCAGCCGACAATTCGCCGTCGTCCGCGAACTCGGACACTTTGGCCCATAATTCTGCCTCGCGTGTTTCTGTCGTGTTCAGTTCCAATTCTGCCACAGCTCTCCCACTTCCGTTAGATTCCCATCGGCATACAACGGCACACAGAATTGATAATTCCCCATGCGAGGCCCGAACCAGTTGACATACTCACACCGCCCCTGGGCCTCTAAGTAATTTAGCTCCCATCGTAACCAGGCTTCTGCAAACAAGCGCGGTAGAGGATCTAACCCATACTCACAATGTACCCCGGTCTCCGTAATCCACACCGGACAATCGCGATAGACGTCCGGCAAAGTCTCAATCCGGCTCCACATATAGTAAAACCAATTCTGCGCTAGTGACAGGGTATAGCCCTCGTAATGCGGGGCATAGAAATGCACCGCGATGATTTTGAAATCGGGCCAGGTTCCATATCTATCTCGATACCCATATACGAAATCGTGAAAATCATACTCAAAAGGATATGGATAGGCAAAAGCTGGCGAGGTAAATGTCTTACCGGGCAATAGAAGTTCCATATCGTGCCAGGCCTCAATTAACTCATCCAAACTCATACAAGCTCCCTCTGAGCAAACCTGATATTCCGGTTCGTTGAAAGTCAGGATTATACCCTCATAATCATCTAATTTGTGACCCAAATTATCGAGTTGATTCCGGTCTCGAATCATAGGCAACTGGGGAATACCGGGACATTGTTCACCCAGGATTGGTGCCCAATTGTAGACCCAGTCCGTATTCAGGCTATTTAACTCAGTACAGCTTATGCCCCCGACCATGTTCAATGACTTCCTCACGCGACGTGCTGATGGCACATTTCCACTCCCATACACAATTGGGAAATAGTATTTGTATGGTCTGCTTGGTTCCGGCGTCAGATAGGCAAATGGTGCGGGCCAGGCCAATCTAGTCGCCAGAGGCGGCAAGGATGGCAAGGCCGGTGGTCGTCGCACATACCACACTATTAGCAGCAACAAAGCCATAGCAACGACAATAGCCAGGACAATTGCCAGCCAACGTCTCACGATCAGCTATCCTTCTCCGGTGGCACTGTGGCGATAATTACCCCCGCCGCCATATCCAGTTCGAACCCTGTCCCGTTCACCCCAGCTTGAGCCGCGAACATCTTCACCAGGTCATTGATGGCCGCGTCAATCTGACTCCGCTCCACCAGCAACGAGGTCAAGGTGCGCTTCATAGTGCCTGTCAATGGCAGGCGTTGTTCCGTCCCCTCCAGTTGCTTATCAGTCATGCTCTCACCCCCAAATCTGTAGCTATTGTTTTGGCTGTAGTCCTGAAATCCTGATACTTCTGATACTCCGCCTCGTACTTCACCTTGTCCGCTAGGTAGTTATTGATCGTCGCCAATTCATCCTCGATGCTGTAGCGGGCCGCAATCGCCGCCCGGACGATCTTCTCCCGCGTCACTTCGCCTTCGACCCGTGCTTCGTCGTACTCGTACTGCGTGCGCTTCTTGCCCGTCTCAGGGTCCGTCACTTCTGTCTCGACGATGTTGAATGGAAAGACTGTCTTGCCGTTGGATGTGTAACGTTCCGCCGGACGCGTGTCACTTATAGCCATGTGAACCTCCTCAGTGGATTTTTGATGTCGTTCTGTTTAGACACCGTTCCCACAATTTGTCTAATATTTCCGTCAATGTATCTCTTTGCCAAATTCAAACAATTACCATATTTCATCCATCCCCAGTAACTCATCAATCCATTTATGATTTGGCTTGAGAACATTTCACGATATGAACGTTTAATGCGCACCACTTTTGCCTTGAATCTTTGAACGATGCTCTTGCGTAGCAATGTGTAATTATGAAAGAATCGGTAACCTAGAAAATCAATCCCACGCTTATCGACCGGAAAGATTTGATAGTTAGCTTTCATACGAAGTTTCAAATGAGTATCCAAATATTCCTGAGCCTCGATCAACAACTTGTGCAAAAAACCTTTGTCTCTATGCAACACAACCACATCGTCACAATAACGAAAATAGTATTTACATCCCTTCTCTTCTTTCATCCAATGGTCAAAATATGCCAAATAGAGATTACCAAAATATTGACTCAGATAATTGCCTATTGGAACACCCTCAGCGGAATCTATGATTTCCTCCAATAACCATAACACATCAGGGCCTTTTATCTTCTTGCGAAGTATTACTTTCAAAATATCATGGTCAATAGAAGGATAGAATTTGCGCACATCAAACTTCAGGCAATACTTGGTATTCTCTACATCGCGCAATGCCAGCTTTAGACGTTTAACGCCTTTGTGAATACCACGTCCTTTCAATGCAGCGTAAGTATCAGAGATGAACGTTTTCATCCAAATCGGTTCCAATATCTGCATAATGCAATGATGCACTATCCTGTCGGGGAAATAAGGCAATCGGTAAATCTCACGTTCTTTGCCACCTTCTACTTTCGTGAACACCTCGTAAGCAGAATTACGAAATGTTTTATCTCGTAGCATCGCTTGAAGCTGTACCAAATAGTTCTCCTCGTCAGCGTTTACCATCTGGACTTCTTGATAATGCTTCTTCCCCCGCTGTGCGTTTCGATGCGCCTCCTTGATATTGTCCATATCCCAAATCTTTGGATACAAATTCCCATATCGTTTCATCTGCTTATTTCACCTCGGAGCCTTCGAGACTTTACAGTCCTACCAACACCAATGAGGCTTTGCTTTGTATTGTGCCAAGAGGCAAGGTTCTCCATATCTTTCACTGCCTTCGTATTTGAAATAAGCTGGGCTGAGCACTGATATTAGCATTAAGGTTAGCTGCCGAATTATTCAAATTCCAATAGAACTCCTCAGTGTTCGCGCCATTATTAGCATTACCACTAAGTAGAGCTACCTGCCAACCAGTATTTTGATATGGACAACCCACTACAATTATGTTAATAGCAGGGCCGAGCACCGATCCTAGCATCAAGGCTAGCCGCCGAATAAGCCAAAGTCCAATAGAACCCCCCAGCGTACGCGCCAGCATGAGCAGTACCACCAAGCAGAGCCACCCGCCAACCAGCATCCTGATAATAGTAGTCTGTAATCTTGGTTGACGAACTCGCGCCCACGCTAGCCGGTAGGAATCCCCCGCTTATCTGCTCCAACGTGTTCTGCCAGCCGTTGGCATTGTGTAGCGTAATGCCCAGGTCGGTGTAATCGGTAGCGGTGTCATCGGCGAAATCGGTGTCAGTATTACAGACGTAAGGCACGTTATTATTGATGTTGAATCCGTCTACGAACTTCCATAAGTGACCGTACCAGTTCTCGATACCGCGATAGGTCATGTAGGAGCCTAACACTCCGTCACCGCCTGAGACGTTCGCGGTGGCGTTACCGTCACCGTTACTCAGACCGGTGTTGTTAATAGCATGATAGGCATTATAGGTGTTCCACGTGGCAGCAACCCAATCCGTCAAGCCTGCGCCGATCATGGACTGTGAGTAGAAGCTGGCATACTCAGTCAGATACAACAACTGAATCGCACTGGCTAGGTAGAAGTCAAACTGTCGCCAACCTGTACCACGTAGAGCAGCGATAGACCGGAAGTTGTCCCGTGTGATACCACTGAAGGGTTTCTTACCACTGACGCTGGACAGAATGTCGTTAGCAGTGTCCACCGCTGGGGCACTGATGACACAGGTAGCCTCTACCCCGTCCCCGCCAGCGATTACCCCCGTACAGGTGATAACGTCTCCCCCGGTGATGGATTCGACGATGTATGTCCCGTTGTTGTCCGCTGTACCCGTCACGACGATGACATCGCCCGCTTGCAACTGAGCATAAATAGTTCCGCCCGCCGCGTTCTCGGTGATCGAGCCTTTCCCCGAACCACCGACATCGACATCGACCGTCACCGCATGCGCCGCGATGGGATTGTAGTCACTGGTGTACACCGATTCGGAATCGTCGTACAGTATGCCCTCATACGCGCTCATGTAACGAGCATCTACCTCTGCGCCGTTTTTGAAGAACGCGGGGTGCACACTGAAGCCAGCCAACGGGACGGGACTGATGTCCCACCGGTGCAAGTTAGCCGCGTAGGAATACCTCAAATAAAACTTCGGTATCTCTACCATTACCTGGCCGTCTGTGCCATCGAGCACGGACGCGGTCAGGCAGTCCTCTTTCTTGGTACTATCGGTGGCGCACAGGTAGTACTTGATGACACCGGTATCATCCATGACACAGCGCCGCATCATGGACTGTAAGGATAGCAGGCCATTCCCTGGCGAGCTTCCCACCGCGATACTGGTTAACGTACCGGTGCGTTCGTAGGCATCGGTGCTCTCGTTCCACATCACTCCGTAGAACGGTTCGCCTCCGAGTATTATCGACCTCGTTACTCCCCCAGCAGTACGCTTCCATATCAGATCCCCATCTTCACCGATGTCAGACCCATCTGATAGCCACAGGATACCGTTTCCCTCTGCTGGGTCACCGGGGTCAGTAGACCGTTCTTCCATCTCGATGGTGTTATCATCGGGATCAGTAGTGATGTCGCCAATCCGTAGACCGGAGGTGAGATATACGTCTCCCGTGACCTTCAGTGCCGGTGATAATGTCACGTCTCCATCTGGGGCCAGAATGATGTCAGCTTCCGCCGCGTCTACATCGACAGTGGTGATAGTCAATGCTCCATCAGCCGCGACCGCGAAGGTAGCATAGTCTGCTGCTCCACCGGACAACTTGAGTTGCGTGCCAACCTTGTACAATTCGAGTAGTTCGTCCGGGTCTGTTACACCTACTCCGACGTTGCCTCCCAATAACACCGCGGCATAATTCACCCCCGCCCCGGTCTGCGCGTTGACTGTCAAGCCATATGATACATCTGCCGCTCCCACCGCGCCGGCCTGAATCAGTAACCCGTGCGTATTGGTGATAGTGGCATTGGTGCTCTCGATGGGTGCACCAACAATTCCTACTGTGGCCGCGTCGGTGATAGTGCTGGCTCCCACGAAGGTATACGTCGGCTGAGTAATAAGCACTTCCCGTTGTAACGCCAGTGCGCCTGTGGCCCATTCCCGACCGGCGGTAGTGATGGTTACCGCCGGTATCTCGGTAGACAGGGTTTGATTCGTATTGATCGCGCCGGTGTAGACAATGCCCTTCCGTATTCCAGTGGCGACAATGGCTTGTTCTACGTCCAGATTCGCGGTTGGTGTGGCTGTACCTAGCCCCACATCACAACCGGTGATCTCTAAGAAGTTTAGCGTATCATCGAAGGTCAACAAGGGCCCGGCTGCTTGCCCGACAGTGGCCCCATCTACCAGCACGATGTTACCGTTGGAATCCAGACTGAATATGGTGGCGTCTCCACTGTCGAGTACCTTGAGCACCGAATCACCAGCAGCATCTACCAATTTGATGACCAGATCCGAATCCCCTGCCACCGCGTCGTCGTCCAGGAACATATAGGCGGTGTCATCGTTGCTACCACCAACCCATCGAATGTTAGGACTGTCGCCCGCGCCGTCGTCCAGAATAATATCCGCCCCGAAAGTCATGGCGGCATACGTAGTGATGACTCCGTTGGAATCTATCTCAAATACTGTGGCGTCGCCAGAATCAGTCAGGATGAAGCTCTCCGCCCCGGCCGCGTCACCCAGTTTGATGGTCACTGTACCGGAGCTATCTACGCTGTAGCCCTCGCCAGACAGGTTATTACCCACGAAGACCAGGGTCCCCGCCGCCACACACTGCCATACTGTACCATCGTCAAGTTGTAGTACCAGATAGCCTCGGTCTGCCGCCACTAAAGTGGCTTCCAGAGCCACCCGGGCCGCGTTGTCAGCTACAGCATGGGCCGCAACATGCAGTTGATGTTCTACCAATTCATGGTGTATTTTCATATTACATCACCTCTAAAGTGGTTCGATTACTATTTCATAAGCTCCAGTGCCATCTGGAGCACGCTCTAGTACCATCTCATAAGCCCCCGTCCCATCAGCCAGACGTTCGATTAGGGTCTGATCTGATATGACCTCTTCGTTAGCCACTGCCCGGAAGAGAGGACGCCGCTCATAAGTGAAGCAACGCTCGTTGATCTCGGTCATGCCATTGTAAAGAATAATGGCACTGAGCAGGACATACCCGGCGGTGATCTCGTGATTGAAAATTTCTGCCGGAATAGGATCACCATAGGCTCCCCAGCCGAAGGTGTCGCTATATTGGTATGCTGGAGTATTAGTTTCCCCATCTATACAGATGAATGCCAATAGAGCCAGGTTAGCCGCCGGTACTTGCCCGGTAAAATCTATGGTCAGTCCTCCGGCAAAATACTTCACGTAAGTCGAGTACAGATAATTCACTGGAGCGATCACGCATAGCATACTCATGGGATCGGTAGGATATACCCGCCCCGGCCCCAGATTGCGCTCTGTGATATCTACTACATCTGTACTATAGTGCTGTGTGGGCTTGCCCGGCATATAAACGTGACTGTTACCATGTGCTGCTGTGTCAAAGGGATGGTCGGCATAGGAACTGTCGGTCGCCATCACACTCCAGTCGACTCCCAATACTACTAACTGCCAAGGATTCTTAGGCGATGGCCCGATGTGCACCGGCACATTGACCCGCTTCTCTACTCGAGAATTGAATACCGGGAATACCCCGCCAAAATCCTCCGTGCTTTTACCATACTCACGTACCCAAACGTAGCCTGGTCGCCCGGATACGCTAGGATCATCAGCATAGTCAATGCCAACCATGACCCCGGTAATGATCTCCCGGCGCTTCTCCAGTCGGCGACGAATGGCTTGCTGCAAAGCTGATTCGGTTCTCACCTGTTGTACAATCTTAATAGCCATCAGGGCGTTATCCATTCGGCGAACACTATTCCGCCATCTATTGGTAAGGCATCGGTAATGTCTGTCCAACCACTGTAGGGCATTGGAGCAGTCTCTGCCATGGCTGCTGCCGCCCCACTGTTGGTCAGTAATGAAGTAAGACCAAGGTCGTAGGCGATACTTAATCCCCGACGGTGAGGCTCAAAAGGCGTAGCCCCCTGTAAGGCCCATGTCCAAGCACCATCTTCAGTATACACATTCGGGGTATCAGTATAGGCGTTCCAATACAGAGCCGCCCCAGCCCCATCCCCTTTGGCTCCCAAGGCTGTCACATCTGTGACTGCTGTTAGCGCCCCGGTCTGATCTACCACAGTTACTCCCCCATCAGTGGAATATCCTACATAGCCAGTCGGGCCGACCTGTGAACCGTGAACCGCTACAATATCTCCAAAATTCGCTACCGTAGGTTGCCACACAGTGCGAGGATAGGCTCCCAATACACTATCACTATTCGTCAGACTAAAGGCATGTTGCATAACCATATCAGCATCGAATTGCGCCAGATAAATACTCTCATTCATAGTCACCGGGTCTGTGCTAGCAAAGGTAACATAAATACGAGTGCCGTCCTCGAAATCAATAGCCATACCAAAGGGCCGGCTGTCCATTTCGGTGACGGTTGTTCCCAGCACCCGGATAGCATCGCCGTCCCAATAGAATGAACCCGGTGGTTGGGCAATCGTACCATTACCGGCCACTATCATCAGATAACGGAAGGTCGAGTTGGTGGTTTTGGAAGGGGCCCATGCTTGGCCTTGCGAGTGAGGACAGCCAGCTCCATTATAAGTCCAGCAAAATCCGCCCAAGTTAGTCCAGCCAGCCAGTGTTCTGGGATTGGTACCGGGCGGACAGTTGCAGGCCAGATTATAGGCCGCTTCGGTACTGGCAACATATATGGCTGGGAAGGCACCATTAAATCCATTCTCCCAGCCGCATTTCAGGGCAATCTGGCTGCCGACGCCGCTCACTACTACCCCCATATCGCACACAAAGCCCTGTTCATGGATATTGTAGCCCTTCGAGCCGGTCCCGGCCAGATGATTCTCGGAATAATGGTGGCTGCGGGCATAGCTGCCATCAGCCTGTCCTGCCAAATTACCCAAATCCTCCAGCTCATTATACCAATATCGCCACCAACCCCCGCCTATATTCTCGTACCCTTCTCCTCCGCCCCAGTCATTTACTTCGGTGGCATAGTAGTACGTGCCGTCAGTTATGCCCACACCACCTATCTGGTGATATACCCACGTTAAACCCAAGTCCTCAGTTTTAGCCAAATAGGTTTTAGTGCTACCAGCATTACGCAACAGCGCAAAAAATGTCTCCGTGATGTCGTTGGGACAGTCCAAATCCACAAACACATCTATCCCAGCGGGCAAATCTACCGGTGTCCTGTCTTGCCAGGTCTTACCAGCATCGAGAGATACAGCCAGAAACCCATCTCCACCACCTACCAAAATTGCCCGCTCTGGATCGTTAGTACCCTGAATTTGTTGCCAACCTCGCAAGACCATTCCGCACAGAAATGCAGTCGCGGGCAAGCCGGTATTCCTGGCTGTCCAGCTGGCCCCTCTATCCGGCGTCCAGTAGCAACCGTTGGTATTGTCGAATACCACTGCATACTTGAATACCTCCGATGGTTCCGGTGGCAGAGGGGGCCAAGGGGGAGGCACCGGCGGTTCCTCAGTAGGCGGCTCTTCTGGAGTAATAGGATAGTCACCGGTAACACCTGTTGGCCCCAAGGTATATGGTTCAAAAATAATACTCTTCTTGCATTTGCCTGGCGTATACTCAGCGCTGATCTCTCGCACTACCAGGTCCTGCCCCGCGCTCCAGTCCAAACCTCGCACCGTGTCAGCGGCAGCAATAGTAAGATCGTGCCATTGTTGGGGAGCAACCCGGAAAGCCTGTGTCTGGCTATTTGCTGCTGTCAGCTCCATCGACAAATGGGGATAGCTATTATTCTCTTTGGCCATCACCCTACCGACCAGAACATTGGCCCCAGCCTGATCTTCCAGTATTTGCCGCTCGATGTCCATACCGCCCTGCCCCCGATCAGCCATCACGCCACCCGGAGCTTTGCTAATAATGGCGGCTGAGTTCATACCATCGAAGGAAAACCCACTCATTTGCAAAAATGATACCCGATTAACCGGTTGGTATTCTATCTCCAAGTCGCCCACCCAATCAGCATTATCTAAAGCAAAACCGGCCGGGATAGCCACCGGATATATTTGAGCATCTGGTTCTACATAGATAATCCCCGCTTCGTTATAGCACACATTGGCAAAGATACCATGCTCATAGGACAGATTCTTGGCTTGCATCAACAGGGTGTCCTTCTCGAAATCTTCGACGTACTTGGCCCGCAGAGCATTACTCGTGGGTAGGATCACATCTCGAACATTGAATAGGGTGCTATGATAGCGCCACAGATGATGGATAGCTTGCGTTACCGTAATACCGCCATCGCCATATTGCCACCATGCTGAGGGATCACTGGCATATTCCAAAGCAATGGAATATATCTGACTTCTGTCTAGTATAGATGTAGCTCCCTCTGCCTCGAATTGCATCTCAGACCGGCCAGGCGTCCGGCGTAAAGAACCACCTATAGCATAGCCACCCCACTTACTCATCTGCCGCCCGGTCCAGCCACCCTGGTAACTCTGAATCCCGTCCAGTTTATCATCAGACCACACCAGTAGCCGAGTCTCGTCTGGAATGGTATCTTCGTCAGCCTGGTCGTCCCGTACCACAAATTGGCCGGTCGATATACTACTATCATAGGTATTGTTGAAACTGAAGCCACTGATAAAAATAGGAGGATACGAAGCATCGTGCACCCAGAACAATCGTCGGGTATAGTCACTCTTGCCATTGTCATCAGTGACCGTCAGCTTAATCCACCAGAAACCGGTTGCGGAGAATGTCACAAAAGTCGTTTCTGCCACCGCGTCATCAATCACCGCCCCGGCGGCCGGTTCCGCTACCCAAGCCCAAGTATTGACCGTCGCTCCAGCCTTGATAGCATAACTGTCAGAAGCATCCAACGTAGCCACCGCTGTTCCCGCCACCAGGAACCCCGCCCAATCCGGCCCCATGATTGCCACGGGGATAGGGTCTTCGTTCTCATCGGTATAAGCGACATCGTAGTCCTTGTAGAATACCCCGGCAGCGTCAATGCGGGGAAATACCGGAAAGACAGGGTAATCGTGATACAGCATGAGTACCTGGTCATCGGCCCAGACAATGTTATTCTCAGCCACAGTCACCGTGGCTGATACCGGTTGAGCAATATCGACTGATCCCTTGAATCTGACTCGTTCTACTCCTGTAGCGGTAGTAACGTACAAAGCCAGTCCCGGACTGGTGGCAAAGTCGGCGAAGACATAACCATTGTGCAATACCCCCGTATCCACAGCAAAGATTCTGTCTCCAGTAGCAATAGTGGCGCTGTTCACCTGGCAACTCCACATCAGTGACTCGCTGCGTCCCAAAGCGGACAGATACCACAAGGCATCGGCTCGTTCGGCATTGCGTATAGTAGCCATGGTCGGTGCTGAATAAGCCATAATTCTCCTAAGTCAAAATGAAAGTTAGTTTAGCTTGCTGATACTGTGTCGTAGCACTGGGGGCTGGCTGTCCATCTTGCCCATCCAATTTGGGTCGTTTGACCTCGCAGGTGTAATCTGCAAACTCCGCCTCGCCGCCCAGCCAGGCATTACGCACATCGGTTCGTACATAACCGGTGGCACTAACATCTGTCTCCGAGGTGAAGATGCAGGCCAGCAATCGTCGCAGTTGGGCATGTGTGATATTGCTCCACTGCCAGGTAACCGTCCTGATTCCCGCCGACTGCCAGGTCAGATTCCCTCGCAGCTCTTCTACCTCGTAGGGCGAGGAGAACACTACATCCGGCGGCGGCACGCCGATAGCGTGTAAATAGCTGTAAGTCGCTACTGATGTTCCCAAGGCATATTCGCAGGTGTTCCAAGTTGCTTCAAGCAAAGGCCCTCCCTACTACGTCTCTCACAACGCTCAATATCTCAGCTTTAAGACCAGCATCGAAACTTCCCCCACCGGTCAGATTCATATTGATATCGGCCCGGCTACTCGTAGTTGCGACTGCCGGAGACGTCACCCGGGCCGGCCAGCTGGCCGCGTTGACGCTATTGACGATCCCGGCCAAGAACGAATTCCAAGCCGCTCCCGCCCGATCGTAATGTCCAGCAGCAATACGTTCCTGCTCAATGAAGTTATTATACTCATCCCACTGTTGTCGGTTGAAGGCCTCCAGTCGCAGGCTGCGCTCTCTGGCCTGAGCGGTACGCATATCTGCCAGCTGTCGTCGGTAATTTGCCTCCCGTTCCCTCTGTTGCTGCTGGTAAGCAGTCTCCATCTGGCGTAGTTGCAGGGCGAAGTCTTCGGCCCGTTGCTTGGCGGCAATAGCATAGTCTGTTTCAGCATTCTGCCGTTCAACATTGTAATTGCGGCGCTCCCGTAGATATGCTATCGCATCCCTGGATCGGATATTATCTTCCTGCTGTATATCGTACCTCTGTCGCAGCCGGGCCATATTCTGCTGATGATTCTCCTCTGCCCGTTGCACTGTCAGGCTATAGTTGGCAACTGCCTCGGTGCGTTGCTGATAGTAGGCCTGCTCCGCTTGTCGCTCGGCCTCGTGGAAGTCCCGAATAACATTCTGTATAGCACGTTGGTTATCTTCCAGAATCTGGCGTTCACTACGTTGGAATTCCTTCCTGGCCCGTGACTGGCTAACAAACAATTCGTAAGAGTCTTTTTTTAGTGACTGACTTACTCCTGCCATTGCTGCCCCCGCCGCAACGACTGCCTTTGTAAAGCTCAATGCAGCATTTACTTCTCTCGCGCCCGGTGCTCTCCCACTCGCGCCACCAGACAAGAGTCCTCCAGCCCCTAAAATTACCCCACCCCCAAAGCCACCACCAGATATACCAGGACCAGCGTGAGCTTTTATTCCAGCGGCAATACCTTTGCCTATACCTTCCTGTACACCATCTTTAGTGGCTAAAGCCCAGGCTGTTTTAGCGAGAGGGTAAAATGGGCCAGTCAGTACAGCCACTAAGCCTTCCTGAGCGATATTCGCTACATCCTGAATACCAGTAGCTTCTTCACCCTTCCGCCCCTTGATAAAGGCGTCAATAATCTTCACTGACTCTGCTACAGATTCCCAACCCTCCACGCCTTTGATAGTCAGGTCAATGGGAGTCGTTATTAACCCCAAGTCAAGGATGATACCACCTATGGTTCTCTTAACATTCAGTAATTTGGCATCAAGCTGCTCAAATTTAGTAGCCGCATCTCCTGCCACTCCACCCGCGGCAGCGATATCCTTTTGTCCTTCTCTGATAACCTGAGCCATAATATCCGCGGTACTAGTCGTTTCGTCCATCTTCAGATTGTAGATGAACAAGTTATCAAGAATCAGTTTAGACCGTCGGGCGATACCCCTGGTCATATCACTCCAGGCTTGCTCAGTGCTGATACCAGCCGCCTTGGCCTTGAACGCTGCAACTTCCATCAGTTGGCCTAATTGTTCAGCATTAGCACCCAGTCCCCCAGCCATGGCCATGTTAGCCGCTTGCATCAGCTCCATGTCAGCGATGGTTCCCCGAGATGCTTTTCGCAAAGATTTCAGGATAGCATCAGCATCACTGCCCATCCGCTTTGCCATCTGCCGAAAAGCCACATCCATCCGCTGGGCCTCGGCACCCATCTTAGCCATCTCCAAGCCACTGCGAGCCATCATCTGTACCCCGTAAATACCGATGACCGGCCCCAGTACTGACTTCATAATATTGGCCATACCCAGAGAGGCAGTACTCATAGTGTTGGTTTGCGCAGCTGCTGTAGTAGTAGCTATGCCAGCCTGCTTCAGTCCAGTCTGGTAAGCCTTCATGCCTCGCACAAAGTCTTTGTTGTCCCAAATGGCATGTATGCCTACATCATTCGGGTTAGGCATTATTTACTCTTCCTCTCAGAATCTCTCGACATCTGCTCGTTTTCCCAAGATTCCATACGCCCTACAGTATCACAGTATCGAACCATAAATGCTCGATCCATCTCTGAACACTCCCAGAACTCCGACGGTGTGAGACCCCATTCGTGAGCCGCATGTACCTCGCCAAATCTTTGACTATGCCGCCAGCGGCCCCGTTTGACCGTTAATTTCTCCAGCGGTGTCCAACCCCCAGCCGTTCGCCATTCCACGCTGAAAGATGGCATCAGCACGAGCCAGTGCCTCCCCACTCAATTGCGAGATGAGATACACCCGCTGCACAAACGCTTGTTGATCTACCGGGTCAGACAGCAATACTCGCTCAAAGTAAAAGACCTTGCGTTCATTGGCCCCGGTGGGAACAGGTATGCCACAGAACTCAAAGTCTTCTTCCCAGCCATCGTCCGGCGGGTCCATATCAATACCAAAGATCAGATAAGTCCGGGTAACCTTGCGGTTACATTCCTCGCTGGCCTGCTCTACCCGCTCCAGATAGGCATCCCAAGCAATCCTATCCTCCGCCGTCTTCAGCGTAGTAGGATCATGCTCAATTTCCTCTTCATCCCGGCCCAGTATCTTGACAGTATAGGTCGGCGGTCGTATCTCCTCTACCCGCTTGACCATCACTTGCAGATCATCCAGCGTCTCTACTGCGATAGGTCGAAGCGGTATCTCACGTCCCGACCTGGTCACGAACAATCGTAACTTATCAGTCATCTTGGCCCCCCTATCTCGCGGCAGCAGGCAATGACTGGGGGGACTATCATCATTACCTGACTGCCGCATCAGCTAGCCAGCGATTAAGCTGACTCCCTGACCTTGAAGTAAACCGAACTACCACCCTGCGCCAGCCCTGTACCGTAAGCCAGATCGGGCGCGACACAGGCAATGTGTGTCAGTCCGGCATTGGTCGGTGTGTCGATAGCTTCCCAGTCATAGCCACCGTTGATGGTGCGTAGCACCGTGCCTACCGGCGCGGCAGTATCCGAGCAGATGAAACCATAATGGTCATCATACCAACTCATACCGGTGACATCTCCTACCCCACTCCCGGCCCAGCCAGTGCGCTCCGTCCAGGTTACGCCCCCATCCCGGCTGAAGTACAGACTGCCCTCGTCGGTGCCCAGCCAGATGCGATTCTTGTCATGTTGCCAGCAACATAGAATGTCATCTCCAGACCCTGTGGGCGTGGCTGCATTCCAGGTTATCCCCCCATCGGTGGTTACCGCAATGATGTCGGCTGCCCCACCAGCTACTCCGTAATTCTCATCAGCAAAGTGCACACAGTTGTAGTTCCCGGCATGAATCACTCCCGCCTCTACCTGCGTCCAGGTCAGACCATAGTCCGTGGATTTCCAGATGGAACCGTTAGCTCCGGCCAGGAAAATGAACCGTCCATGAAGACTGAATACTGACTGACCCCGAATGGACCCCTCGCCAGCCGCCGCCCCACCGATGGCCACCGTCGTCCAGGCGGTCCCCAACAGATCATCACAGTAGGCAATATAGCCTTGCCCCGCAGCGTCCACCTCCTGCCAGACCAGCCATCGCCAACCATCTCGGCCCATCGGGAACCGAGTGCCGGATTTGGCTCCAATGCCGGCCGCAAATGGATCAGAGGCTGTGTCAGTGAAGGTGGCCCCCGAATCTGCCGAAAATTCTAACTCAGCCAGCAAAGCCGCCGGAGCACTCTCGCCCACCATCAGTACCTGCTCACCGCGCTTGAGTTGGTCACCACATTCGCCATAGCAACGCCGATCCGGGTTAGGTACAGCACAGTAAGCCCCGGTGACTGCTAAGGTGTCAGCCGTCAGGCGATCTATTACCAGGTTGGGGATTTCGAGTACCGGAGGATGGGCGGCTACATCTACAGATAGCATGGATTCGGCATCTTCTTCGATAGATGCTACCGGTCCCTTGGTCTTGCCGGTGACTCGACAACCCTTAAGAACATCTCCCCGGACATAGTTGTTGAACTCGTCTGCCATTCCGCAGTCACGTTGTAGCAAATACAACGAGAAGGCACAATCCAGCTTCTGCATATAGCTGCGCACACTGCGCAACCTGGTATTGATAGTTACCGTCACCGGATCGGGAGGAGTAATCGTCTGACCGGTAACATCCCAACCAGCCCCATCCCTGGTAAAGCAACGCAGCAATTCAAGGCCACCCATGGCCTCTGTGATTTCGTCGGCCCCATGATTGCCGAGATATACCACCTCTGTATTTGGCCCGTCGGGCTGCACCCACAACGCGCCATTTCTAGTCGTTAAATCATTTGCCATTAGTCAACCTCCTCATGTTCTTTGGCGAAAGCCAGAATCGCGCCCAAGTCCACCTTGTAGTGGGCCTGCAATAGCCGCACAACCATCTGAGCGTTAGTACGAACATCCTGGTAAGTCAGCAAGCCATTGTCCCGCATCGCCTTAGCGAACTCCTTGGCGTTCGCCTTGAATTTTAGCTCCTCCCAAGGAATCCCTTCAGCCTTGGTCTTCTCTGGAACTTTCTTCACCTGCTTACTTTCCTCATCTAGCTCAATATCATAAGTCTGTTTATCTTCCATACTCATCTCCCTTTCATGCTGTGCCCGGAAGCCAATGCTACCCCACTCATGGTCTTGGTGGCATAGCCCCGGCTAAGCTGCCCCCACCGCCGGGCGATGGTCTCGGTAAATTTGCGAGGATGCTTAATACCGGGGTGCATCACCCTCTTACGGTGTACGATTGGCCCCGATGGACCTCCGCCTGTAGATCCTAATGTGCGAGGCTTGGTCTTCGCTTTGTAAGAACCTTTTCCGCCCCATTGGAATACCAGTGTCTTTGCCCTAGTATTGCCTGCCTTGGGAATTGGGTACGGACCCCTGGTGCCTTTATCCACATAGCCATAAATCTCTGCTCCTTTGGTGTTTGGCTTAGGCCCCACTTGAATATCTATTTTCGCCCTCCCATCCATTGGCTTGGCCGGGGGCTTGGTCCGGTACTGGAATTGTACATTCGTGTCCCAGGTAGCCGTCGTCTTGGCAAAGTCTTTCTTCATCTCCCTGGCCATCTTTTGCATGTCCCTGAGAATGACCGCCTCCATCTGCTTGACTCGCAACGGTTCCGGCAGGATAGCGGTCAACTTAACCCCACCACCTGCGCTACGAAACTTTACCGCCATCAGGTTCGACTCCGCTTACGATAATTCTCCCAGATACGCCGGGCCGCGAAGTCGGTCACTGCTATCTCGGCCACCGCGAAGGCCGGGTAATCAAGCCCGGTCTCACCGGTACATAATTCGATCTTGCCGGTGCGTACTTCCTCCAACCGGGTGTTGGCCCACTCCATGTAGATACGCACCTCCTCCGCGGTCAGGTTCGGACAGGGACAGGCCCCTTGCAAGGTCAGAGCAGCAATGATACAGTTGAGATGCTTCAGGTACTGCGTGGCCCAGTCCGCCAGGGTACAATCGCAAGCCGCCACCGCGGCCATAGCCGCGTGTATCTGTGAGGCTGAGAGGTCTAATTCCCGGTTGATAATACTCTCATAGTCGGGATTGACCTCGCAGCCCCACACCGCTTGGTAGTCATCAGCATTGGCATATCTACCATCACAAGCCATCAGCTCACCGCCCTGGTAATGTCTGTAGTGAAGACTATCTTGCGCCGGTACAAGGTCCATACGTCCCCGGCCGCATCGGCCCACTTGACATCGAAATAACACTTACCAGCTACGTCGACCAGCTTGACGCTCTCAGTCGCCCGCAAAGTCCAGGTCAAATTACCGGCCACGACGTTGGTTACGGTAATGACCCCATTGGCAGGTGTGCCGGCCGCGCCTCCGTTGATGTATTCCAGCCCGGCGGTCTCTTCGATCTGCATGAGCGCCGCTCCGTCAGCATCCTGTTGTGACTTTTTGATGGTAACCCACAGCAGGGTCCGACCCGTCAAGTCTCCCAGATAGGTCAAATCCTCGGACAGGTTATCTCCGGCATTAAGGTACAATACCCCCTCGGCGTATGTTGAAGTCATGCTGTCCCCTGTCTATTCGTCTTTAGCTTCCCGCTCAGCTCGTTCCTTGATCTTCTTGGGAATCTTCTTGCCTTGCTGTTTCAAAATCTTGACGGCATCCCTACGGTCCTTCTTGGCCTGTTTGATACGCTCCTCCACTTTATCCTTGCTCATATTGCCTCCTATGATGGCGTTGTTACCGCCAGACCAGTGGTACACCAATTCCCAGGCCAGGCATCCGTTGCCCCACCAGTATTGAGGTCTCCCCAATCCCCGTTGGCACCTGTATCGGTCAGGATACAAGAGAAGTAATTGCCACCGACGATATTGTCACTGCCACCGGTAAGATTGATACCCTCATCTGTAGCCGCGGCCGCCGCGATAGCATTGCTATTGAAAATATAGTTGTGATGGATATTACAACGATCAGCACCAGGCAAAGCAATGGCCGCCCCGCTACTTGGGACACCGGCGTCTATGAAGGTGCAGTCATGGATATGAAATGATTCTGCTGCCGTGGCGATGATCCCATCGGTATCAACCTGTTGAAACCAGCAATGATGAATGTGCGTATACCAGGTCCCATCGCCCTGTATAGCGGTGGTCACATCTTCATCAAACTGACAATAGGAAATTTCGGTATTGTCACCGAAGGTCGTTGTCCCATCCCAGTTCATGGCGATAGCCGTCCCGCCCAGAGCTGTATCAGCAAAGAAATTGAATCCTTCGATTGACACGTCTATGGCATTAACGGTGATACACACCCCTGCTCCCGCTGCTGTCACCGGGTTCCAGGGTACGCCCATCGTGCCCGGTTGTATTCCCACCAGACTGATGCCGTCTACGGTGATGATTACCTCTTCCGCGATAGGTGTCCTCCAGGCCGAACCGCCGCCCCATTGCCAGCCATCGTTCTGACCGACAAAGATCACGTCACCCCGGTTGTCTCTACACCGGAGAAGAGCGGCTGCCACCGTAGCAAAGGGACATTCCGGATCTTCTCCGGTGTTACCATTATCTGTAGCACGGTCGTGATTGGGATTGACGTATAGGAGACGACTATCGGCCATCATGGACTTGGCATAGCGCGCGGTGAAGTCTATCCCCAACACGCCCGCCTGACCGGGCATATAGCCCGCCGTTCTGTCTCTTACGGTCATGGCGACCTCCTATTTCTTTTGGCGAAAGTCATTGAGCATCTTCTGTTTGTCTGCCGGCAATGCGTCAAACTGATTCTTTAGGAACTGCACCAACTCAGCTTCCGATTTGAACCGAGGTTCAACTTTGACCTTCGGCTTATCCTTGACTTCCTTTTCAGATTTCTTATCAGCCATGTCTAACCTCCTAGTTCGGCATTGCCGCCGTCGTGCCTTGATAGTTCAACAGCCAGCTATTGACCCCAGCCCCCGCGCCATCGGTGAACGGTACATTGCCCATTACCGTATCACCGTAGTTGGCCGAGTTACCGTTGACGATAGCCCGCGTGACCGAAGCACCTAACGTGATAGCCATACCCGCCGTGTTGGAAGGCAAGGCGATAACGTTGTCCAGGATCATTGGTGCGCCACCCTGTACCACTTCGATAGCCACGCCCTGCACCCGGTCGAACACGTTGCCGATGATCTTGATGAAGGCCGGGTCATCGTTGATGTAGATACCCTGCGCGGTCAGGGACTGCTGGAAGAAACAATTGCGTATCTCTAGCCCGAACGTTATTCCACCAGCGGCACTCATCACACCCATCGCCCCGGTACCAAAGTAACAATCGTAGATACCCATACGACATTTGTTGTTAGCGAACTCTATACCGGCATGGCTGGCCCCGGCGTCAAAGTAGAACCCACGCACGATAACATCACTGGCCGCAATGCTAAAGCAAGCCGTGTCACCGGGAGGGGCGACACATGCCCAGGGTCGAAACGACCCGGAAGGTGTGCCAATGATGTTAACCTTGCTCTTGTTGATACTGACCGGCCAGGTCTCCCCGGCAGGCTGCCAGTAGTCCAGCACGACGATGGTATCGTTCATGTCATTGGTGCACAAAGCCAGGGCTGCGGTCAGAGTCAATTTAGGAGTCTGTGGACTTAGCCCACCGTTGTCGTTACTCCCGGCACAGCCGTCACAATAAAACACGTTGCCCAGTCCTGCCCCGGGTATGACGTAGTTTGCCAGATCACTGCCATACCAAGCCGCAGATTTTGGATTTCCCATTATCATATCCTCCTATGCCGGAATAGCGACGGTGAGGCCGTTGTCCGCCACCTGTAAGGCCGCTACATCCTCGGCGAAGTTGCCTACCCAGTTGCCGGGCGTAGCCACATTAGCGTAGTATCCCCCCGCGTTTGAGTAGTCACCACAAAAGACGTTACCAGTAACGATATTGTTGCCGCTGGCTCCGCCGCGCATGTCCAGCTTGTTGGTAGCTGCGATCCCCGACCCTTCATGGAAGATGTTGCCCTTGAACAGGCAGGTGTTGAAACACCTGAGCTGGTCGAATGACCCTACATGGTTCTCGTTCTCCCAAAACAGGTTGTCGATAATCTTACACATGTAGGGATGGGCAAAGCTGGTATTGGTGATGATGATAGCGTAGGCGTTGCCCGCCGCGGTTAATTCCCGGAACTCGCAGCCGATGATCTTGACATCATACGGTGCACCGTAGAACTCTATACCATAGAAGCCGGTATAGGCCCCGTCGAACTCACAGTTCTTGATGGTAGCTCGACTGGCATTGTAGTCACTGGCCGCCACCAATTCCAATTTGATACCCGCGGCCGCGCTGCCCGGCAGGAACTTGATACCCTGTACCGTCCAACCCAAAGCCCGTAGAGTCAAACAGGGACTACCTACCGCGTCGGTGGCCCAGGCAGGAGACCATTCATCCGAATACATTCCCACGATATTGACGTGAGCCGGCATGTCGGTAGTATCACCGGTCACCACCGATTCGGTAAGGTCAGACATGATGTAGACCGTGTCGTTCTCTTTGAGATACGGTTGTCTGGTCCCTGTACCGGCAGCGATAGCGGCAGTGCGATCGATCAATGCTTGCAGAGTCGCCAAAGGCGCGAAGCTCTCTGTACCATCATGGTAATCAGAGGCATTGGCATGAGCGGCATCCACATAGAACACCTGTTTACCCGGTCCGACTGTAGCTCCCAGACCGGTACCTTGAATACCCCATTGCGGGCTGCGGCCCGCATGGTAGCCCAATTCTGGATTTACCATTGTTACCTCCTATCTTGCGTCCCGCTGGCGTACCCAACCTGGCGTCTTTGATACGACCTGTGGCTCAGCCTCGAAAGCAGCCAACATTGCCTTGGCTTTCTTGTACTCTTCGTAAGGCCAGGACTGAGGATTCTCATCTCGTTCCTTGATGATCGTCCGCGCCTCTGCCACGGTCATACCATAGCCGACAGCCAAGAGATCATCCATCGCTTGACTACCAGGCTGGATACAATCAACCGACCGTCCTCTTACCGTTTTGGTCACTACCCCAGCAGGCTTCGTTTTGTTAGCCATTGTCCCCCTCCAAACAGGCGAACTCTGCCCTTGTCTCAGGCATTATCGCCCACAGTGTTAATGGGCGGAAATCCATTTCGGTTGCACCCTTACTAGCATTACAAGACATGCAGAGGGGCTGAATGTTGTTTATATCATTCCCGCCGCCCATGGATACGGGGATGATATGATCTACTGTTAGTTCAGCAATTTGTCCACATGCAACACACCGGCCACCAACGAACAAACACATAGTATTCCATTCTTCTGCGGTATACGAACCGCCGTTGGCGCGTTTCAGATGCTTCCTCATCTTTGCCTCATCGCGTTTGGCCTGTCGGAATTTAGCGTCTTTCTTGCGTCGTTCCCTACGATATTCATTCTGTTTGCGATTAAATATCTCCCTGTTAGCAGCACGTCTAACCCGTTGTCTATCTATGGCCTGTTGTTTCTGTTCAGAACTAAGATTCTTCCAGGCTAGACGTTCCCTTTCAATCGCGCGCCACTCTGGATCTGAACGTTTCTCGCGACAATACTCCCTGACCCGTCGTCTATTATTCTCCACAAACTCTGGGTCCATGGCATGTTCTCGGTATTCCTCTGCTCTAGCCTCTCGCAATTCCGGATTAGCTGCATACCTAGCCCGTCGATATTTACTTCGACATTCTTTACAGCATTGATGCAATCCATCGACTCGGCATCTATTCTTGTGAAAGGCTTCTTCAGGCAAATCTTTACCGCACCGTGGACAATGTTTCATAGTTTCTCTTTCTGTTACACCGTAGTACCTGAAGAGTAATACAGCCCGCGGTAATCGCTGACCCCCACTAGGCTTGCGTCGTCCCAGCCGCCGATGACATCTTCCACCATGTACTCGATGTCGCCCGTCTCGAACGATCCCATCAGAATCGCCGCCGGAGCGCTGCCCATGATGGTCTCCATGTTGGACTTTTTCATGAAGACAGCCGGACCGGTCCAGCCATTCAGACGGGCTACGGTCACCGCCGGTATTTCACTAGGATCAGCAAACAGATACCAGGGCACGTTAGCCCCGGCGGTCGTGATATAGGGATCTACATGCACGCCAGCGATGTACTGCGACAGGATGTCTCCCACTCCCCCCGCTCCGTACTGAATCAGGTCCTTGAGTACCGCCTGGGCCTGAATTTTGAGAATGGGCGGAATGACCAGATGCACCCGACCGATGTTCATCTGTATACCACTGGCATCCGTCCGTTGCATCATGGCGTTCAGTCCGATAGCCAGGTTAGCAGCGGTCAACCGTCCTGTACCTGACCAAGGCGCTCCCAACCCGGCAATCGTACCCTGGGTGGTAGCGTTGTCGTACAGGTTCGAGACGAAACTATCCTCGAATCTCTTGGCGGCTTTGAACATTCTCTGCGGAGTCTCTTTGATCTTTCCCAGGTCGTCGTTGACGATGGTCTGCCAACTTACGTCGAACTGCCGGGCGTATTCCTCTACCCCGTAGGAAATGTGACTATCAGAGATGTCCGTCGCTTTGGCTTCAGCCTTCTCGCGGCGGCGATACAACGTCCCGGGTTCGGTCATCCTGTGCCGGTCAACGTCCCGAAAGTCAGGTGTGGTGTCAGCATAGGTATAGTTCACCCAGGCTCCCACTTGATATTCATAGTCCTTGTAGAACAGCCGGGACAAAGCGGTGGAGAAATAGTCAGCGAAATGAGCGGTGGTCATCGTCTCGACGAATTCCCGTCCGTTCATCTGTCGCCAATTCTTCTCCAGCACCGTGAACGCGCTCATCTGAATATCGAACGCCCGGTCTTTTACCAACTTACGCCGTTCATCCGTATATTCCGCTCCCCTGTCAGATTCGACCGCGCCCCAGAACATGGCCTCGGCAAATTGCCCACTGGAAGGGGTCTCCCCCTTTTCGTGAACGGCCTCTGCGGTGTCTTTCAACCATTGAATTACTTGATACATGGTATTACCTCCATTACATTCCTGGACAGTTATCCAACAACTGTCAGTATTTATGAACCGCCAGCCCCCACCTGCATTATGGCACACACCTGCGTGGACGCGGTGATTCCGCCCTTCGGGAAGGTGTCGGCCGCAATGTCATAGGGCACCGCTCGTCCAAACAGCGAATTGGCCGTCCCGCCGGTGTTCAAAGGACTGGTGCTCAGTTTTGTGCCAGCCGGCATTGAGGCCGAACTGTCGTAGTACACCAGGTCGCCAATGTTGATAGGCCCCCAGGTCAATTCCGCCACGCCGGGGTTATAGGTCAATACGTTCCGGACGTTGTGCTGGTAGACCATCGAGCAGGTAAAGTCTACGATAGCCACGCTGTCAGTGGCGTCAATTGACAGCACCGTACCGGTCATTTGCTTCCCGTCCAACAGACAGGTGACCTCCGCCGGTAGTGTTACCGTAGGCGAGGTATCGGTCATCCGGGCATAGGGAATCTCCCAGCGTCGTACAGCGCCTTCACTCGAAACTTCATAATCTTGATTGATCACTTCAGTCATTGTGAAACCTCCTGTAGTTCCTCAACTACACTTCTAGGAGCCGGACGCTTACGCGCCCAACCACTTCTTGTTGATTTCGTCAAGGCGTTCCTTGTATGCTTTCTCGTCCAGCTTGATATCAGCAGGAGCCTCTTGAGTCTCCCCCAACCCGAATGGCTTGCCTGATCCAGTCACGGCCTTGACATACTCGATCTCGTTCGCTGCCGCAGTTTTCAGATCGTCGAGGTCGGAATATTGACCTTTGCCCAATCGCTGCTTCACTACTTCCGGCAGACGTGTCCTGGAGAGAAATGTTGCCACATCGGTCTCAGATAGATATTGGCTTTCCTCGCCTGACGTCTCGTCAGGGTCATCTCCCTCTTCCGAAGATTCCGTAGGCTCAGTTTCAAGGTCTGATTCTTGTGACTCTTGCTCTTCGTCCTCGGCCTGTGCTTCTTCGACCTGCTCAGCCTCTTCCTCGGCAATAATGATCTCGTCCAGTTCCTCTAACAGACGGTCGAGTTCTTCCTCTCGCTTTTTTGACATGACAACCTCCTATTTGTCTAAACTGACGGCATGTCCTCTCGCGCCAGCCTTGGTGACCCAATCTACCGCCAGGGCTTCGGTAATCGCCTCCACCCAATTGCCGCGTTGCTCACCAATTTGTTGATCCTTCTTGGCCTTGCCGCGAGCCATGATCGAACACTCCAAGTGTTGCAACTTGTCAGCCTTACTCAAGGCGATAGCTCGTTTGGCAAAACCCTCGTCGTGCACTATGACTCTCGCCACAGGCCCACCTAATTCCGTTTCACCGACAATCGAATCTACAATAGACACCCAATCTCGATTCGTCTTGTCGGGAGTGTGGTCTTTTTCATACATCTTGGCATCGACAAAGACCTCTGCGTCTCGCTTCAGAACCTCGGCAGGATAGAAGTTCTTATCACGCTTGTTACCCCAGCCGGGTTCGATCAGACAGACCTCCATTGCCAATGGCACAATGTCTGTCTGTTCGCCCTCAGCCTCTATTAGCCTCAAGGCGTGTCCCACCTTGACCTCTTCCAGTTCTGATTCCGCCACCTCAACGGTTGCGGTCTCTTCCGTCTCAGAACTCGGCACTGGCTCCCATACCCTGACTACCTCTTGCCAGTCACCCTGTTCCGCGAAGTAGAAGTCACGTCCTGTCTCTTCATAGCCAACCTGATAGAATACATAACCCGGTTCTTCTACAATCAGGCAATTACCCATACGGGGATGATTGCGAAAGACTTCTAGAACCCACAGACTGGAAAGAGCATTCACATCACCCATACCAAACACATCTTGAAACGCCCACCGAATACGCTGTCCGAATTCGTCCAGACTACCATCGGACAATTGCTCCCTCATGGCCTGTGGTTTGGGAACCTCTGGCGGCTCAGCTTCCGGCAGCTCTATCTCTTCGCTTTTGTACATGGCCTTCAGCTTGGAGATAGCCTTCGATTTCTCAGGCCCTTCGTAGGTTTTGCCCCGAAAACCCACGTGCAACGCGGCCCAGGCTGCGCCCATGAGCTTATGGTCAGGCTTGCCGTTCTTCTTGACAGGCAAGTGCCAGGTAGAGGGTTTCTCTGCGTCTATTACCACCAGGAAATCGCCCGCAGGCCGCGCTTCCCCGCCTATTGTCTTGGTCACCTCTTCCATCGAGTCGTTCTCCTCTTTCTCGCCCATTTCCTTTTTCACCCAGCGTCCGTCTTTAGGAGTGTAAATTTTCTTGAAATTCGCTATCGCGACGGCCCAAGGGGAATCGGGCGGATTATCTGACGCCTCCATTTTGTCGGCCCAACGTGAAATCATGTTGGCTTGATTCAAGCTAATTTTGGGCTTTATACTTTTCAGGGCGGGATTTACATCTTCCCAGCGCGCATAGGGCATCTCACTTTACCCTCCAGGCTCAACCACTTTAAGCAACGTAATACTCACTTCTTCTTTGGTTGTCTTGATGTGCCTTTATTACCAACACCACCGCCACTACCATCTCGACGGCGAGTACCGCCACATGAACCTCGGCTGCCTCGACCTTTGTTTCCTCTTTTTGTTGCCATGCTTAGTCTCATCCTTCCTGATTTTACTCTTATGGCTCCCAACCTGTCACGTAAGCCCACAACAACAGTATTCGCCTATATGCCACCGTCCAGTCCGGCGTAGCTGGGTTGAAGGCTCTACGTGGCATCAAGCCAACGACCTTCAACGGATACCCGATACGCGTTAATTTCATCCTCATGTGAACACCGCCACGATGTGCAACGTCCCCGGTGCACCGACATTACCCGATTCAGCACAGGGCATCCGTAACCGTTCCACCGTACCCTGCAATTCCACTGGGCCATAGACGAAATTCTCCATACCCGCCCCAACCGCGCCGTAGCTGACAAATTCTCGCTGCGTCAGGGAAGTAGTATCGGCGCTGGCTGCTACTGCCCCACCGGCGATGATTCCCTGCGTGAACCAGTCCTCTACCCCGGCCAAGTCCGCACTGTAGGGCGATACCTGCAAGGTAAAATCAAAGGCGCCCCCTGCACCACCGCGGATGTAGCTCATGTAGAAGGTCACGAAGTTGAATGTCACACAGTATAGCTCAGTGGGAGTAGGATCGAAGGCCCCCGCCGCGGGTAAAGCAGCCGAGGCGCGTACCGTTTGTAACTGTAGATACGTCGGGATAAACACTTCAGCAGGCATAGCTTCTCCTTCTGCCTTTTGGCCCCGGACAAAACAAAAAGAGCCGGAAGCAACACGAAATAATCGTCTCGTGCACCTCTCGGCTCTCGACTGTTCACCTATAAAGGCTGTCCACAGCTCTCAGATAAGAATCGGTATTATATTATGTACCAGTATAGCATAAGTTTACCGGATTGTCAAGTTTTGGTTGGTGCATCTCGCTTGGCTTGCTCGAAATCATAAGGCCACTTATCACGTTTCTTGGAATTGCAATGTTTGCAAATGGGTCTCAGATTAGCAGGCCAATCACTACCACCTTTGTTGAGTGGTATTACATGGTCAGTCGCTTCGGCAGGTGCACCGCAAATGTAGCACCGATTCCCATAATAATCCCAACGTGCTTGCAGTTGTTCTTGCGTAGTCATGCCATCAGCGTTTTCTTTGCGAATTTGCCAAGCTCCATTTTGCGACTTGCGTTTCTTGCAATCTACTTCACCATATACGCTAAAGTCCAAATCGAAATGCAGGCCAATAGATTCCATCCACTTTTCAGATTGTTCTAAATCAACATGATACCCGTTCTTCTCTGCAAACTTCCCGTTCGGGTCACAAACTATGCAAATTGCCAGAGCTTGGAATAAGCCAGTAATATCATATTCTCTAATACCGTATTGCCGCATCCCCGCTGGAACGATGAACTGTTTTTCTTCTAGCGTTGCATTAGCCCGAGCCAATGAACAACGATGAATTCCGATCTTCTCCGCCCATTCACTTATATTCAGCCATACCATGTTCCCACGTCTATATCGCTGTGTTAGATAAAGCTCGACAAGCACCAACTCGATAATACTCAATCTCAACACACTGGTGTATTGACGCAATGTTCGTGGCAAAGATACCATCCCATCAATAGTATTGAGTTCACCAATTGTTGATACAACATTATCCATTGCTACAGGACAAAAGCCACCGGATCGCATGGTGGCTTTACGCTTCTTCTTATTCACATTACACCTCCCTCAGATGTTATCCCTGATTCATGCCCCACCAGGCGGACAGGGAATCCGCTCTTCACCCGCGCAAGGCTAGGTGGGGCTACACTGCCTAATTATACCATAGTCGTCTCCTACTGGCAAATACATCAACACAACGTCTCCAAGAAGTCCACCAATTGCAGCACCTTCACTTCCACACATTCTGCTCTACGTCTATTAGCCCTTCGGGTATCCTTGTCGTGGAACGCCAGCGTGCCCCTATCTGGAACCCAGCGGGCGATCTTGATTCCCCCCAGGAAGATAAAGCCCTCCTCTAGTACCGGCACGAACAGGGGAGCGGCCTCTTCTGTGTCTGCCATAACCGGATAGCACCTCAGTCAGGCTTCCGAGGATCCGCCAAATCCTGGTTGCGATAACACAGCATCGAACACCGCCCGGTTATACGGACCAGTCAACTTCTCAATGACCCACAGATATACGATGCGTTCTTTGATCTGCTGCATCTCCTCTACTGTCAAATCCAGATTCAGATTATCAGCAACTAAAGCGTCCAGCCGATGAAATGCCTGCACGAAGTCGTTCACGCGCCGCTGTCTGTCGTTACTCATTCTCATGGCCTCCATGTGAAGCGATCCACTAAGTATTGTTCCTGGCGGCTTGATATTCTTCCTCTGTGGCATCTTCCCAGTTAGCCCATTTGAACCAGACTTGCAAAGGCTGAGTATCCGTATATTCGCCGGTGTCAAGGTCGTGGACTTGAGCCAGTCCGTTCTTCTCGCCACGGGCAATGTCGTCACTCTCCGCCAACAAGAAGGAATTGCCTTCTTTTCCCACAACCATAGGACGTTTCAATTTCAATTCCATCTGTCCCCCTATTAAAAGGTATCTATTACCATCCGTGTCTTGATGCCCTTCGATTTCGCAAGCTGCTCCAAAGCGGTTATGTCGGCATCTGTGAGTTTAGCTATTACGCCCGCCTTATGCAAAACAATCTCAGCAACATCGTCAAGCGTCACGCCACCCTGAATCTGGGCCTCGATATACGGTATGACGTTTATCTCACCAGTCGCCAACTCTGGAGCCCAGTGTGCGATTGCCTCCATTTGGGCTCCGTCATTGACAAGCACACCTGCTTGCTCCCCCGAAGACATTCCGCCAAAGCTATCGCCAACAGTATAAGTTGTCCGGCGTCTTACAGATGGTTTTAGCTTGAACTCAACAGGACCATACGTATGTTCCACCGCTGCCACTGTTCCGGGCGGATTGGAAACCACACCATATACAGGTCTCTGTCTCGGATCAATGTCTCTCGGAATACCCATGCCCATTTTTTCGGCTCTTTTTCTCGCCTCAATATCAAACATACCACCGGAGCGCCCGCTTTCAAACTGCGTCTTGAATCTCCCGTCCTCTAATACACTAATGCTTCCCCGCATCTTGCGTCTAATTGAAATATCGCCCTGTAGCAATTCATCTGTTTGCTTTAACGCTTTATTCTCCCAATCTGCCACACTTATACCATACTCATCGTGGTAACGTTCCATTGCTTCTTCGGCAATCTCACGAGCTGCTCGTTTGGTAAAGTCATCCGCAGTAGTTGGTTCATAGACCGGTTCCGCTACTATAGGCTCTGGCTCCGGCACACTCGGCATACTACCGCGGCCTGGTGGTATACCGGGCCTCCACAAGTTGCCACAGTCGTCAGGGGCGAGCTTGGGAGGGTACACGTCCCAGTAATGTGGGCAATTGGGATGGAAATTTGCCGGATTCGCTAAAGCAACATTCAACGGTACTTCTCCTCTATTTATCCACCCGTTACAAATCGGGCATACCGCTGTCCGCGGCCTCAGCACCGCTGTTCCCTCTGTGATCCCATTGTTACGATAGAAGTCGCGCTGAGCCTGGTTCCGGGCTGAGTTGTTGGTATACTGAATGATCTGCTTATCTTTCCAATCCTTCCGAGACTTGCTCCAGCCTTCGATTCGCTTGGCGTAGGTGTTGCGGTTGGCAGTGGGTACGTCTTTCCGAATCTTGTTGATCTCCCTGGCCAGGTCGCGGTTGTAGGTGTTGGTGATACTACGGGCGTCGTCGATGCTCTTCTTGTCCAGTTCTACCCATTCCGGACCGATACGGAGCGGGGCGCTGTACTGATCACAGCCAACCCGCTGGGCCTGCGTCGCTAATTCCTTCTCGTAAGCCCGCGCCCGATACGCTGTTAATTCTCCCCGTGTCATTTGCTCTGTGGTCTCATCTTGCATAGCCGCCCCATGCGCCAATTTCATTACATCACTACCATGAGCGACCAACTGTCCCCATGGTGTTAATTGTTCCGAGAAGTCGGCCTCGGTCTGCTCCCGTTCCAAGTCGGCATCTACTGCCGCTTGCCATTCTTCGTCGGGAATAGCCAGCAACCGCTCAATGCTACGTCTGAGCAGGCGATCCTGAAATGCCGCGAAGTCACGCAGGGTTTCGGCATCGATAACCTGGCGTTCCTCCTGGTCTTTGGCGTCCTGGCGAGTCTTATGCGGTACTGGCATACACCTTCCCTATTTACACTGCATTATCAAGACGCCGGTTATTATGAATAGTACAGCCATACCCATCATCCCCCACGCCTTTATGATATTAGAATCCTGTTGCTGCCAGTATAGTACCCCTGTCGCGGCAAGACATAGCCCAGCGAACATCGCTATGCCTCCCCACATAGTAATTACCATCTGGTATAACACTTGTCAGCCCCTCTCTACTCTTGCTCCGAGTCATCAGTCTCTGTCCAAATCTCTAGCCAGTAAAAATCATTGTAGTCAGGGTCGTCGGCAGTCTCACTGGTAGGCCTGATCTCTGCATCTTCAGTCTCGATGCTCAACATATAACCGTGCTCGTGAAAATTGATCGCGGTAATAGTCTTCCCAATCAATAATTCTCGCACATCTTGTTTGAGCTGTTCTATCTCTTTCTCTCTATCCGATTTCTTTTGTTCTGCATCGCTGATAATGTCGCCCAAGAAGCCGGATAGCGCCTCTTTGTCACTGTCATTCATTGTCCCCCTCCTGTAAAATCACAGATGCCCGCATAATTTCGCTTCTTTCAAGATAAGCTGTAAGCATAGCATCCCATTCGTCACTACATTCCTTGCACACTCTCATTGAGGCCATACAGTCAGGCAAGATGTAATCATTGTGTACAGAATAGTCAGTTAGTTTCTTATGACATCTCTCACATCTCACAGTCCTCATATTATCCCCTGGCGGGTCTTATGTGGAACGGGCATGGCTACTCCGGTTCACAATATTCCGATAAGTGTTTCTCATATATTCGACCAACCTCACCCGACCACATTGGATGCCTATGTCGTATAATCCATGCTACATCTGTCGTGCTTACAGGCGTCTCTAAGGCCGTTCGTTTGATAGCTTCTTGCTCTGGCGGAGTAAACATAGTTAACGCATGAAGTTGTTCCATGCTGGGCCTAATACGTCTATCATGTGCCAAGGCACAACCAAGACCCCAACTCAATGATTGCCACAATTTAATTATGCTCAACATGTCCCTCCCTATAGCTATTCCCTATCCGGTTCCGCTCAATTTCTCCCCGCAGTAGGGACAATATGAGACAGCCATTAAACTTTCCCGACGCTGCCTGATGTTGAGGGTATTAAGCCAAACATTCCATTGATGACCATTGTGTATTATTTTCACCCATTCCGGTTGTGCACTACATTCATGCACTGGGCTGGGTTCTTCCCACTCGATAGTCACCTCTGCATTATTTGGAATTGAAACAAGTTCATGTACCAACACCTCAAAGCAATATTCAAACTCCTCTTTACGTCTCGCGAATCCCTTAATTTTCATGTCAGCCCCCTCTCTGCTCCAAGTCACTATTGAACGTTCTCTCACACTCAGCACACACCAACAAGTTCGATGGATGACCCGGATAGCGATAGGCGATCTGGCCCTCACAGTCAGGGAAGGGACAAACGATATTGACCTCTTCCGGGGCGACGTGCGCCTCGCGCAGTTCCGCTTCCAATACTTCCATTCTGGCATCCCACCCTTTCATTACCCCGATCAAGGAATTAGCTGCCCGTAGTTCACCCACCGTCGGCGACTGTTGAATAGATTCTCCCGACTCGACCTCAGCGGGTATAATATCCACCACATCAGATATACCCAGGGCCTCCAGTACCATCCGCCACACGGAAGACAGGATACCCTGCGCCATTTCGGTGTCGATCATGCCCATCTGCACATAGGGCAACAGCCCGTCTCGCAGCATGGCTGACATGGCCTGGCTGATGACCTCCAAGTCCACTTCTACCAACTTGTCAGTAGAGACGGTGACCTCTACGTCGACGAATTTGTCAGGCGCTCCGGTCTGGAGTTCGTTCGCTTGGGAATAAGTCGCCGCGGCCCACAGCACGATCCGGACCATCCTTCGGAATTGCGCGGCCCAGAAGGTTTGGTAACGCGACCATTGACGGAGGACCGGACCTTCCATGCTCGTGGCGGTAGCTAGCCGGTAGGCGTCACCCGAGCCCATGTAGTGCGGATATACCCCCGCGCCCAACGCGGCCATCTGCAAGAGCGATTCTCCGTCGATCTTGGCGTCACTCGCTCCTGTCATCAGTGGCATCCGTTCCAATTCACCGGCCTGATTCTCCAGCCACATCGACCCTGCCGCGGCCGCGGGGTTAGTCTCCGGATTGCCCGAAGTCCAGGTGGATTCTAGTCTGGCTCTTAGATTGTCTATCGGACGGGAACCGCCTTTGACCTTCAGTTTGTTCACGAACATCGCCACCGTCGCGGCTACTGTCGAACGATCTTCCCGGAAGCGGGTATGCGCCTTCGTCCAGGGCACTCCGGCGCAGAAGATAGGCCAACCGCGCAGACCGGCCTTTCTGTTGTGCGCGATGTGCAACACACAGACGGTGGTACTGCTTTTCATGTCCTCAGCCCGTCCCACATCACCTTCTAACTTAGCCCTGGCGGTCCAACCGTTCCTTAGAGCTTGCCAGTCAGCATAGTACAGTGGTTTGACCGAACCATCTTCATCCGACCATTCTCGCTTGTAATAGAGAGGGACGTTTTCATCTTCAGGGTCGGTTACCACCTTTTTGATCTGGTCAGACTTGATGACCCTGACCTGGCACGTCCCGTCTACGGTGGAGATAAAGAAAGCCAGGAACAATTCCCCATCTACCAGAACATCATAGGATAGTTGTTGCAGACCATCAGCCGCCAGGACTATGCTGTTTTCGTCCGCTGTCCAGAAGGCTTTCCAAATCTCTTCAGCCTCCGGGTCCTTGGGGACAATGACAATTTTCTCCCCGAAGCCGTAGTTTGTCCACAGCCAGACAGCCCACTGAGTTACAACATCACGCCTCCATAGCCGGCGCGATTCTTGCACCACGTACAGTCGTTCCGATTCCGTCTTCTCCCCAAAGCCGGCTATCGGTTCGTAGTCCGTCTGGAGACGGGTGACGAAGTCAATCATGTAGGAAGAGGCTGACTCCTCCAGACCCTGCGCTAGCCGGTCAGGAGGGAACGCGTATTTGCCCTGGAAATAGGCGTCCTCCAGGATGTCGATAGACTCCAATAGCCTCTGTCTCTCATGGCCCAACAGGGCATCCGCTACTCGCTGTCTAATACTTGGCATGTTTCATCTCCCCGCCCCCCGACTATGTTACCCTGTATATTTTATCATCTCTGTTCCAGAGACTTGCCCCTTGCCTTGATTGGCGGGCTTGCGTCTCTTCCAGACTTTTGCACAATTGTCAAGATAGGCAAGATGTTTTTTTGCCCCTTCAGCAAGTAGTCGTTGCAAAACACATCGTTGCTGGTGATGCTCAAGGATGTCATTGGTAGTAACGACATCATATTCCCAATCCTCGAACAGTATATGTTCAATCAATTCTCTTTCTTCTGCATTAGGCTTTTTCATGTTACTACTCCATTTCTGCCGTATTTGACACAGTCACCATATCAACCCCGTCTATCCTACGTATCAAGGTCATTTGCAATTTATATACTCTGCCACAATTTGGACAAGTGCTATATTTTCTGTCGGTAATAACAAAATCATTGCCACATTCACAAGTCCAATTGACTTCATGGTAATCAATATCCTTGAGATTGCTAACATGTCGGATATCTGCATATCCGACGCATGGAAAGTCGGAGTCGAACCCTGCTATGATTTTGGCAAATCCCTCTTGCAAATACTCTTTCATGCTCATACGTCGTATTTCTTTCACAGAACAATCCACCACCTTTCCGAATAGCAATCCATTCTCGATTTTATCTATCTTAGCAATTCGACACTTCTTCATGGTTGCCCCCCCTCAAAATGGCACGAACCTGTTAGGCACGTAGACCACTTCTTCTCTAGCGTACGGTTCTGTTACATCCGCGACGAGGTATCTGAGTGCGTCCAGCTCATGCCAAGTCTCCTTGGCCACAATCCGGTCTGTCAACTCGCCAGTGCGCTTGTCCTTCTCCCGCTGATAACTGCCAATCTCTGATAGCAGTCCCTCGCAGTTATCGTGGATCACCATATCCCCGGACTTCAACATGGAGTATACTCGATTGATCCCCACCCACAAATCAGCGAAGGGCGGAGATTCTGCCGGTATCCCCGCTGCTTGCCAGTCCAACCGCGCCTGTCGCTCGGCCGGCTGTCCCACAATCCAACGCACTACCCGCTCATGAGACAGGTCTTTGATAGCCTGGGCATGGCCGGCGGTAGTCTTCCCGAAGGGTTCCAGATATTCGCGGTAAATATGGAACTTGTTGTCTACCGGCGACAAGGCTCCCCACACCGCCGCGATATGAGTACCAACCGGGTCAATCCCTACCGCCGCCACCCAATTGTACGGTATCTCGAAGTGCTCCACCACATTCAGGCCCCGGTCGAAGCAGTCGAAGATCATAGACCGCAGCTTTGTCGCCAAGCCCCGCCAGAACATAGCAAACTCGTCAGGAGGCATGGTGGCCCGCGCCTCCTCAAACTCAGCCAGAGGATACGAGGGGTTGGCGATAGAGTCGAACTGGATCAGAGCGATGTCATCGTTCTCCCGGAGGGTCATCTCCGCGCCGCGGTCATCGACGATGTGATGGGTAGGAGTGACTCCGGTCAGAGGGTCGATCATCTTCTGTTTAAGCCAGCCAAGATCATACAGAGTGCTCGTAATAAGTGCCCTGCCCTCATGAAGCGCTAACCGCCGTCTGATGGCGTTCCAGGCTGACAGATCAAAACCGGTCTGGCCTGCTTCATCCAACCATGCCCCCTTTGCAGTAGCCGCCTCTAGCCCACCCTCACTGTCAGCAGAGCGTAGAATAATCCTAGCCCACATCGGGTCTTTTGAGGTCTTGGCCCAGAACTTGCCATC